GAACCATCGGAAAGAAAAAATTTACAACAGATTTGTTCTCATTTAACATTCAGAAAAATGGTGGAAAGCGCAAACTTACAATTGATGTTGATGTAGAAAATATCCCAGAGGAATATAGAATCAAACAACCTGATGCTGTAGATGGAGAAAAGCTGAGAGATTATTTAAAGGAAAATGGATTAGAAGGACAAGATGGATCACTCAATTGTGAATGGTGTCACTTAGAACCACAGAGTGAAAGTTTGAGAATTAGATAACTAAATGAAAGCAGAATTTCATGGCAAAAACGATACTATATATAGCGCTTTAAATAATTATAAATACTATATATAGTGTATAGAAAAGAGGTGATTATACGAATTATTATATCTCAGATGTACATTTATTTCATAAGAATGTAACAGCCGAAGGTTCTAACTTCGACAACAGACCATTCAAAACGCTTGAAGAAATGCATGAAGCAATTAAAACAAACTGGAATAATACAATTACCAATGCTGATCATGTGTATATTCTTGGTGATTTAGCATGGAAAGAAAATGAAGATGTAATCTCATTTGTAAGTAAGCTGAAAGGTAATAAGCATTTAATCATTGGTAATCACGATAGAGTGAAAGACCAAAGATATAAGCAACTATTTGTAGAAGTTTGTGATTATAAGGAAGTAAAAGATAATATCAATGGTAAAGAATATAATGTAGTTCTTTCGCATTATCCCTTGGCTTTCTGGAATCATCAACATCATTACAAGAGAGATGGAGAAGAATATAAGGTATGGAGCATTCAGTTATATGGTCACGTTCATAATTCAAATGAAGAAACCATTTTTCAAGACTTTATAAAGTCACTGAATGAGAAGTACGATATTAAATGTATTACTAAAAATGTTGGATGTATGATGGATTATATGGATTATACACCTAGAACATTAACTGAAATTATTGGAAAGGAAGATATTAAATGCCAGTAAGCAATGATAAGTTTTATAAACCAGAAGAAGCTCTACACGAATTACAAGTACAAGAAACTATTCTTAAAACGGCAATTGATGTACAAGTTGTATTGAGAATTTTAGTTGACAAAGAGATAGTAACCCGTGAAGAAGTGCAGAAATATAGAGAAGAAGTAAGTGATAGCCCTAAATATAAAATCGTACTTGATGATATTAAAAGACAAAAAGTAGAATTCCAAGCCGCTAAAGATAATCCTCAAGAATATTTACAAGCATTATTGAGAGCAAAAATGAATGGAGATATTAAATGAAAGATATTTTAGGAAGAGAGCTACAAGACGGGGATATTTGTGTTGGAAAAGGCACTGGACGTAATGTAATTGGAATGTCAATTGGTGTCTGGTATGGCAATTCAATGACTGATGAAGATGGATGTAAACGACATATGAAAGATCTATTTAAGGTTGTAAATCCTTCTGATGATGAACTTGAGATTGCAAATGAAATTAAAAGTAGACTACGAGAACAGGAAGAAGAGAAAGAAAAGAAGAGACAAATTAAAACTATTCCATTGAAAGATTTAGTTGTTGGTGGAATATATAAAGGCATCCATGGAGAATATTATCTATATTTGGGAAATAAAATTGTTTCTAATGAATATAGAGACGCATTAATGGAAGAAAAGGGTAATTGTTATATTCGTATATCAAATGCAAATATGGAATTAAAAAGAATGTTTAATTCGTCAGATATTGAGATTTTAAAAGGATGTAAAAAATTAGTAGAACATATAAAAACTGTAGAATTAAAAAAATTCCCAATAGTAATTGAGTCCTGTTCTCCGCTTGATTACAAAAGAAAACTTACAATAAGATGAAATAACTGTTTCATGGAGGTCAATATGAGAGATAGGAATAGAATACCAGTGTTTATAAAAGAATTAGAAAGAATATGGATGCAATGCTATCCCGATTGGAGATTTGGTCAGTTTATGGTGAATTTTTTAATTATGTTGCATTTGAACATAAACGAGATCCATTCTTTCCAGAAGAATCAGAGATGTTAAAGTATCTGAAAGAATATGCAAAGAAAAGTCTATATTATAAGGAGAATAAATGAGTAAGAAGAATTATAAATACGTTCCTTGTGTGAAATATGGTGATAATAGCGGATGGATGGGAGATAAATTCTCTACTATGCAAAAGGCATGGGATTATCTCATGGAGCATAAAAAGAAATACGATACAAGTAACGATGTTGTATTTATAGGTGTTATTAAATGCAAGAAAGATGAAAACCCATTTACACGAATTGTTGATATTGGAATAAGGAGCTATAACGCATGGGAGTAGAAAACGTAATTAAAATTTTTAAGCAGCTACAAAATACAAGAAGTTTGAATGACAAAAAGTTAATTATTTATAAGAATAAAAATGATGAACTGTTTAAAAAGTGTCTTGTGTTTTTGTTAGATTCAAACATTACAACAGGTATCAGTACAAAGAAATGGGATAAGATTAAAGTTAATCCAACACAGAAATCTGCTATTGATGACTTTGATGTACTATTAGACTATATTTCTAAAAACAATTCTGGTAAAGATAGTGATGTTATCATATGTAAATCGTGGTGCAAAAATCAACCAGAAGAAATCCAAGAATTTGCAAAACAAATCATCACAAAGAAATTTCGACTAGGATGCGATAAGAAAGTAGTAAATAGTGTAATTCCAGGATTAATTCCTTCGTGGGATGTTCAACAAGCATTTCCAATGTCTGATGCAAATATGCCTAAGAAAAATGAATGGTTTGCATTATCTCAAAAACTCAATGGCAATAATGCAGGATATTACAAAGGGAAGTTAATTAGTAGACAAGGAAAAGCATTTTCTGGATTAGATCATATTATTGAAGATATCCAAAAGATTCCAGCTTATGATAAGTTCTTTTTCAATGGTGAACTAATTCGTAAAAACATTGACAATCTTTCTGATAATGATAATTTCCAATTAGGGACAGGTATTATCAATTCTGACGATTCTGATAAATCTTGTATTCAGTTCGTAATCTATGAAATGATTCCAGTAGAAGAATTTGAAAAAGGAGAAAGTAAAGATAAGTACAAGGATAGAAAACAAACATATTTAATTCCTTTATCTGAAATAATCTTAGGAAAGGAATTAGACAGTCTTAAAGTTGTTCCATTTGTATATGAAGGTACTGATATTTCAGTGATTGAATCATTGTTAAATGAAGCGAATAAAAAAGGTTGGGAAGGGCTTATGCTCAACAAAAATACAGTATGGAAGAATAAACGAAATAACGGTATCTTAAAAGTCAAATCGTTTAAACACGCTGATATTTTATGTACAGGTATAGTTGAAGGTGATGGCAAATACAAAGGGACATTAGGACTTATCAAGTGTGATTATAAAGGATATGAATTAGGCGTGGGTTCTGGATTTACTGATTATCAACGTAATTTTTTCTGGAATAATCCAGATGAGATTGTCGGAAAGATTGTACAGATTAAGTATAAAGGAGAAACACAAAATAAAAATGGTGGCATTTCAGTACAGTTCCCAATTTTTGAAATTGTAAGAACAGATAAAACTGAACCATCTTATAATTAATAACATTATAATAGGAAAGGATTTTATAAAATGAAGTGTAAAGTCAAGTTAAACACAATTAATGACGCAGGATTATTTGTAGCAAAATGTGGAGAATATAAAGATGTTGATATCGACTATGTATATTCTCGATATACGATTGATGCCAAATCAATTATGGGGATTCTAAGCACAAGTCTTAATAAAGAATGTGTTGTAAATTTCTTATCAGATGATGAAAAATTATGTAATCAATTTAAAGAAGATATTAGATTATGGATTGTGGAGGAATGAAGAATGGGAACAATTACAATTTTACCAGAAACAACTAAAGCACCAATTACACTTATTGGTAATAGAGCAGGTATTTGTTGGGGAGCAGATGTGACAAATGCTGAAAAAAACTATAAACGTGGTGTTGACTGTATTAAATCTGGTCATGGACGTACATTTGAATTTCCTGATGTTCATATGGTTATTGATGGATTTAGTGCAAGAGTAATGAGAGAATATGAAAGACATGTAGGTGGATTATCCCCTTGGTTACAAGCATCTACAAGATATATCAATTACAATGACTTTGATATTATCGTTCCTAAATCCATTAAGTCAAATGGAGATGCAACAATTACATATAATCAAGCTGTAAAAAACATTAGAAAAGCATTGTCAGAATTAAATGACTTGGGTATTCCAAGAGAAGATCTTGCGAATTTGCTTCCATTAGGAATGACAACGAAAATTGTTGAAAAAAGAAATCTTCGTAATCTCATTGATATGAGTCATGTAAGAAAATGTACAAGAGCATATTGGGAATTTAGAGAATTATTTTCCACTATTGAAAATGCTTTAAGAGAATATTCAGATGAATGGACGTGGATTGTTGATAATATGTTTAAACCCAAATGTGAATTAACTGGATATTGTGATGAGACTAAATCTTGCGGTCGTAAGTCAAGAAAGGAAGCGTGATTATTATACATACAGTATATTGTGTATTAGGAAGAACAGGATCAGGCAAATCAACTGTGACAAAAGAAGCTGCAAAGCAATTGAATATGAATATCTTACGCTCATATTCAACTAGACAATATCTACGACAAGGTGAAACAAAAGAAAATTCAGATCATATATTAATTTCACCAGATGAAGTAGAGAAATATCGTAATGATATGATCGCTTACACCGATAGAGTAGGATATTGCAACTTCGCAACAAAACAACAACTCTTAGATAATGACTTCTACATTATCAATCCCACTGGATATTACGAATTAAAACTTAAAACAAAAGATATGGATATTGAATTAGTAACCATTATGGTGAATGTTCCATATAATGATTTGCGCCAAAGAGCAAGAAAACGTGGAGATTATGACGCTTGGCAAGCTAATTACATCAAGGAAAGTGAAGAATTTTCCAACTTTGAGAAATCCAATCTTATTGATTACTTTGTATTGAATGATAGAAGTCTGGAAGAATCTGTTGCAAAAATGATACGTGTAATCAATAAAGACAGAGCAAAAAGAGGTATCACAGATGAGAAATGATATTAAAACATTATACGTTGATTTTGATGGAACGTTAGTCGCCACCATAGATGCGATTGTTGATTTATATAATGAAGATTTTCAGTATTATAAGAAATTCCATTATGTAAATTGGTGGACTGTTGATACTTGGGGATTTGAAGAATGTGATTGTGCTCCACCTGGATATATTGATCTATACTTCAATCAGCCAAGATTCTTTGAGAGATTACATTTCATGCCTTGGGCTGAACGTGCAATCAATGAGTTATCTGAATATTATTCTATTAAAATCGTGTCACATGGATATTCACCTAATCTTAAACAAAAAGAGGAATGGATTAAGAAAAGATTTCCAAATATAGAATTTATCGGTGTAAATCTTAAAGAACATTCTGATAAGTCACATATTGATATGAGTGACGGTTTATTCATTGATGATAGTGCAAGAAATCTTGTGACTTCAAATGCAAAAGAAAATATTTGTTTTGGTAGAACATATAGCTGGAATACAGATTGGACAGGTACAAGATTACAGAATTGGGCTGAAATTAGACAATATCTGCTAGGGATTGGGAAAGAGGTGACTTTGGAGAAGTGATCATTAGTAGCGGAGAGCTAGTACGAGAGTTAAGACGTATTGGGGATAATTTTATTACTGTTGAAGTTGATAATAGAGAATATGTAATTGATATGATTTCACGCAAACCAAACTGTGCAGATTCATTATGTACACATCTGGTTCTAAAATGTAAAGATGGTGGCAATGGTGAAATCAAAAGAATTTGTTCATAAATAGTGGAGATATTGGTTGATAGGTTACATCTTGTAGATAAAGATAATGTGCTAAGGATAAATCTGATATTACTATTTTCAGAAAAACATTCTAATTATGACTATTAACAATTTATGTAAATATCTCCACTACGGATATTATAACACGAAAAAAGAGAAAATAAATATATACGAGAAAAATAGTAAAGGAAGATAAGAAAATGACAGAAAACGAGAAGAGACTACTTGTGGAACTTATTTGCAATGAACAAACCCATATGATTGTCAAAGATCATACACGATATGATACTGATAAATATAAAGAATTAGAAGCACTTAAAATTAAGATTAAAGATATGTGAGAGGGGTGGTTATTATGAATGTAGTTATTGTCGGAGTTGGAACTTTTATCATTGCGTGTTTACTTGTAATTGCGTATATGTGCTTGTGTTTGGCAGTTTCAACAAAAGATAGAGAGAAGATTGAGAAGAAACTATTTAATAAGAGATTTGGTAAAGGAGATAGTGAATGACAGTACAGGAATGGTTAGGAGCAGAGAATCAATTAGGGCAAGATATTTGGGAAAGAAAATACAGATATGAAAATGAAACTTTTGATGAGTGGATTAATCGTGTATCTGGTGGAAATTCAGAAATTGCTAATTTAATTAAAGAGAAAAAGTTTTTATTCGGTGGTCGTATTCTTGCCAATAGAGGTCTTGAAAATAAGGGACGTAAAATTAGTCTTAGTAATTGTTATGTCATTGAACCACCAGAAGATAATATTGAAAGTATCTTTGATTGCGCTAAAAAACTTGCTCGTACATATAGTTATGGTGGTGGTTGTGGAGTTGATATTAGTAAATTATCTCCAAGAGGCGCAAAGGTCAATAATGCTGCTAAAGAAACAACGGGTTCTGTATCATTTATGGACTTATATTCTATGGTTACTGGATTAATCGGGCAAGCAGGACGTAGAGGAGCTTTAATGCTTAGTCTTTCATGTGAGCATCCAGACTTAGAAGAGTTTATTGGTATTAAATCAGATCTTGATAGAGTCACAAAAGCTAATATCTCTATTAGAATTACAGACAAGTTTATGGCTGCGGTAAAGAATAAAACTCCATTTACTCTATCATTTACTAGGTTAGAAACAGGAGAAACCATCACTAAAGAAATTGATGCATATGAAATGTTTCATAAAATGTGTGAAATGAACTGGGATTATGCTGAACCTGGAATGCTTTTCTGGGACAGAATCAATAATTGGAATCTGCTTAGTTGTGATGATGAGTTTGAATATGCAGGAACAAATCCATGCGCAGAAGAACCTTTGCCAGCGGGAGGTTCATGTCTTCTTGGTAGCATTAACCTAGCTGAATTTGCATGTGATACAGGATTTGATTTTGAGAGTTTCAAACATTGTGTCAAATCGTCTGTTATTGCATTAAATGAAGTATTAGATGAAGGACTTCCACTCCATCCATTAAAAGAACAAAGAGAATCTGTATATGATTGGAGACAGATTGGACTTGGAATCTTTGGTCTTGCCGATTTGCTTATTAAACTGGGAATTAAATATGGTAGCCCAGAAGCCATTGATTTATGTGACATGATTGGACATACTATGGCAGATATGACGATTAAAACATCTGCTGTGTTAGCAAAAGAATATGGTGTATATCCTAAATATAAACCAGAAGCGGTAGAACAATCAGCGTTTTATAGTAAAAATGCATTAGGAGAAACAAAAGAATTAGTAGAATCATTTGGACTTAGGAACTCTCAGTTACTTACAATTGCACCAACTGGATCTCTTTCAACTATGATTGGTGTATCTGGTGGTATTGAACCTATTTTTGCAAACTACTATACAAGAAAAACAGAGTCTCTTAAAGGTCATGATGAATATTATAAAGTCTATACTCCAATTGTAAAAGAATATATGGAAAAACATGGATTAAAAGATGATTCTGAATTGCCAGATTACTTTGTAACAGCTCAGACACTTGATTATAAGAACAGAATTTATATGCAAAGTATTTGGCAGTCGCACATTGATGCATCTATCAGTTCTACTGTTAATGTTCCAAATGATTTTACGGTTGAACAGGTGGAAGGATTATACATGACTGCATGGGATGCTGGATTAAAAGGTGTGACTATCTTTAGAGATGGATGTAAACGTGCAGGTATTTTGACAACTTCATCAACAAAAGAAAATGATGCAATAAAAGAAACCAAACCACTTCCAAGAGGATATATTGTTGTTGCGGATGACAATGTAATTGGGCTAAAACGTAAGATTATGTCTGGTTGCGGAAGTTTACATGTTGTAGCAATGTTTGATCCTATTAGTGGAGAATTGCTTGAAACTTATATTTCAAAAGGTTCTACAGGTGGTTGTCAATCAAACTTAGCTGCTGTATCTCGGCTTATTTCGTTAAGTGCTAGAGCAGGTGTTGATGTATATACAATTGCTGACCAATTACAGAGTTGTCCTGCTTGCCCTTCATATGTAGGAAGAACTATGACGAAACATGATACAAATAAAGGTAAGTGTTGTCCAGATGCGGTAGCTAATGCATTAATTGAAATGTATAAAGAAATGCAAGAGAGTATTTCTGATGGAGATAAAGACATATCTACATCTGTGAAGTCACAGACAATTAAGAAAAACATTGAAAGCAAAGAATCTACAGTTGATATTGAAATTAAGAATCCTTGCCCTGTATGTGGTGAAGAACTTACATTTGAGGGAGGATGTAATGTTTGTAAAAACTGTGGATGGAGCAAATGTGATTAAATAAAATAAACTGTGGGAGTCTTAATTGACTCCCGTACAAAAGGAGAAAATCTTATGGTAGAACCAAAAACATATCGTGTAAAACAATCAGTCAAAGATAGAGATTTCACGTCAAATAATTTCAGAGTAACACAAACTCAATATATACTGAATAAGCCATTATATACAGAAGAAATTATTCTTAATCTTACCGTAGATAAAGAAGATTACTTTGTATCAACGAATGTACGATATGCAAATGGTACGTTATTTGCACCATTCTATAATCCAGACGATAGAGGTAATAATAAACTCTACAAAAAAGTAGTAAAAGCGTATAACAAATTCATGAGTAATATGAAAGATATTTTTGAGGAAGTATCAGAGAATGAAGACTATTAATAAGGGAGATACCGTATATTATACACGAGTATTTCCAGAAACAGGTACATACGATTTATGCGATTTAGTTATAAGAACTGTTATGGATAATTGGTTCTGTGGTGTAGACAAGAAAGACAAACGTGCATATTTACTAGGATTCAATGAGATAGATGAAAATGTATTTGATAATCGTTCAATTGCTCTTAAAAGAATACACAATGCAGAACAGAAATATCCGCAAATAAACGGAGAAACATATTATGAGGAATATTAAAAATAACGTTGATTTAGAATGGAATGTATTTGTGCCTGATATAAATAAAAGAAAAATAAAAGTATTTAATATCTTTAATCATATAAGTTACAAACAGGAAATTGTCGAATTATTAAATCACAAAGATGATTACACACTGGAAGAATTTAAAGAAAAAGTTAAATTATCAACTATGTATTATTATTGGTGTAAATGTGAATGGGAGATTCTAATTGCTCCTTTGATTGGTGATTTTAATAAAGAATCTGTCAAAATAGACGTATATAAACAATTAGAAGTGAATTGGGATCACTACATAAAATATTTACGGGAGATATAAAATGAATAAATTAACTTGTGTTTGTGAAAATGGAGAAATTTTGTTTCATCCAGACGGTTATCCATCTGATAAAGGACTTACCATTAAGCAACTTGCCAAAAATAAAAGATGGAAAGATCTTAATAAGATTGCTCGTCAATTAGCAAATTATGAACAATCTGACAATATTAAACAATCAATAAAATTAAGTAATGATATAACACTTTACTATGTTAATTTTAGATGGTCGAAATGTCATAAAGGAATAGAACGTGATAACTATAGTTATGAATGCAACCATTGTAATGATTGTTATGACTATGGATGTAGTAGTAAAAAAGAATACTATATAGACACAATTAACTTTATTTATATTTCTAATAAAAAGGACATTGGTAAGCAATACTTTTTTACATACGAAGAAGCACAAGCAAAATTAAAGGATCTACAAAATGCTTAAATATTATATACCAACAACAGAAGTGCGTATTAATTCTATTAGTCCATTCAATATAGATTTATATGCACATAAGATATGTGAAAGTCATCCATATACAGACATAATCAAGATTAACTGGGATAACGCAGAAGAAGAAATTCAAAAACATGATATATGGCTTCCATTTGGAATTACGAAGCGAAGAAAAGGATTAAAATTATTCTTTTGGGATGATTTATTCACAAGTGTTAAACAATGGAAAGAAGATTTAGATATAGAAATTAAAACATCTTGGAGAGAATATAAACCCACAATTAAAGAAATTATGGACTTCAAAGACAGTGATAAAGCTATTCAATATCTTGTTGAACGTGGTCTTAATGCAAGTTCATTAATAAAATAATTATAACAAATTACATACACAAAGGAGATTATTAATATGGCAAAGAGAGTTGCAAAATTTGAGAAAGTTACATACGGACAGTTTGAAAAAGATTGGCTTGATACATTTGATATTCCTGAATTAGATACATCCACAAGGCGTGAGATTGAGAGTATTTACGGAGCAATTACACTACCCAAAAGAGCAACAAAAGGCAGCGCAGGATATGACTTTGTAAGTCCTCTGACATTCACTTTAAAGCCTGGTGAAACCATTAAAATTCCTACTGGAATCAGATGTGGAATGAACACTGATTGGGTACTGAAATGTTATCCTAGAAGTGGATTAGGATTCAAATATCGTTTACAGCTAGATAATCTCGTAGGTATTATCGACAGTGATTATTTCTATTCAGATAACGAAGGTCATATCTTTGCAAAACTTACAAATGATTCTAAAACAAATAAAATTGTTACCGTTAGACGTGGAGATGCATTTATGCAAGGTATTTTTGTAGAGTATGGAATCACAGAAGATGATAAGGTAGAAACTTCTCGTAATGGTGGATTTGGCAGTACGGACAAGAATAAAGGGTGATGTAATATAGAATCAAAAGAATCAAATAATATAATCAGTGATGAAAATGGTGCATTGATTATTATAAATATCTTATATGAACAAGGCATTATTAATAAAAGAACTTATGATAATATTTTGAAAAAGTATAAGATTACATAATATAGAAAAATACTGTTGAAAATAAGGCTTATTTTATATATAATAGTATATAAAATAGGCTTTATTTTTGAAAGGAGATAACATGAATAATTATATAGCGTCCCTCGATAGAAATAGACCAAGAAATATTGCTTTTTATGGACGTGTTTCAACTGAACATGAAGCACAATTATCAGCATTACAAAACCAAATGCAATGGTATGATGATCAATTAAAGTTTCACCCCAATTGGAATTTAGTTGAAAAGTATATTGATGAAGGAATAACAGGTACTCAAGCAAAGAAACGTCCAGGATTTTTAAGAATGATTGAAGACTCTAAAAAAGGGAAATTTGATTTAATAGTAACAAGAGAGGTGTGTAGATTTGCTAGAAATACAGTAGATACCTTAGTATATACCAGAGAACTCAAAAGCAAATATAATATAGAAGTATATTTTGTAGATGATAATATTTGGACTATGGATGGTGATGGGGAATTACGACTTACATTGATGGCTACATTAGCACAAGAAGAAAGCCGAAAGACCTCTGATCGTGTTAAAGCAGGACAAAAAATCAGTAGAGAAAATGGCTCATTGTATGGTAATGGAAATATCTTAGGATATGATCGTGTTGGAAATACCTATGTAATTAACGAAGAACAAGCTGAAACAGTTAGAATGATTTATGATATGTATTTAGACGGTCTTGGCTCAATGAAAATTGCTAAGTCATTATCTGTTCAGCAACGTAAGAATGCAAGTGGAGATATAAAATGGTCTGCTGAACGTGTAATGAGAATATTAAAAAAATCAACATATACAGGTGTACTTGCTTATGGTCAATCACATAGTAATAACTATCTTGAGCAAAAGAGAATTAATAATCTTGATAGAGACAGTTATATGTATCAGAAAGTAAATATTCCTGTTATTATACCACAAAATAAATGGGATGATGTGCAAAAAATAATCGCTAGACGTACAAAATCTGTAGGCGATAAATTATCTGGTAAAAAAGATGTAAAAGAATTTTGGAGTAAAAAACTTCTATGCAATTGTGGTAGTTCTTTTAGAAGAAACAAATGGAGAACTAATAAGACAGGTGAAGCAGTATATGGTTATCAATGCCAAAGACAGCTTAATTATGGAAGTAAACAATTTCGTGAAAAGAACGGATTAGATACGGATGGATATTGTGGAATTAGAATGGTTGCAGATTGGAAACTTGATATGATGGCAAAAATGGTTATAGAACATATTTGGAAGAATAAGGGTGAATCTGTTATATTAGCATTAAAAATGATATCTGAAAATTATGAAGAAGATGTAAAACCAAATAAAAAGAATATCAAGGAAACAGAATTAAAAATAGAAAAACTACAAAAACGATTACAGAACTTAATAGAAATGAGAGCAGATGGTGAAATATCAAAAGAAGAGTTTGCTGAATCAAAAAGTACGATCACTGAACAGATTTCTATATTAAATTCTGAATTAACAATTGACGAAGTTGAATCAGATGAACCAGAATCAATTGAAAAGAAGATAGAAGTTATAAAACAAGCCATGAATGAGGTTATAGATTTTTCACAACCTAAGTTACCAAAGTATATCATTGATAAATTCATTTCAAAAGTTCTTGTTCTTGATAATAATAAATTTAGATGGTATATTAATTTAGGAAATGATTATGATAAGAACTCAGACATATATTTAGACACACAAGTAGAAGGACGCAAAAATAATTATTCTGCTCAGATATTAAGTAATGATGATAGCCTATCTTCTGTCCATAGCAGCACAGGCAGCTATCGCAGAAACAAAGGCGAAATAATTAACTTAAATTTCGTTATTACTTATAAAATGGCACAAGATTACAGAAAGTCTATTGGTAAATACTTACGTAAGAATCAATGGTCTGACGCAATCATTGATGTCGCAGTAGAACTATAAAGAGTTCTATTAATGTCCAAACGATATATAATACCTCATGGTGTGAGAAATCATACTGTGGGGTATTATTTTATTTACAATTCACAGACGTAAAAAATAGGACAGAAGAGTATCATTACTCAACTGTCCTAAATTATTTTTATCCTCTTGACTTGCAGAACAAATGTTTGTATAATGTAAACATGGAGGTAAAGATACTATGAATACAAACCAATTACAATATGAAAATAGTAATACAAAAAATCTTATTAATGAAATTTATCGTATAAATCCAAATGTAAAATTCACTACATTCGGGAATGTAATATCTGAAAAGGAAGCCATGATGTTATATCGTGCCGTTTTAAAGAATAGTCACAACAAGAATATAAATCTTGTTTATATACCAGTACTTAGTATGTAAACGTAAAAAATAGGGTAACCAGAAATTAATCTGATTACCCTATAATTATTATTCGTTTAATTTATCGTGGTCAAATCCAACGCTCATTAATTTTTTATATTTATCATTTACAAATTCCATAGAAGATGTTACTCGACCATTCTCCATCCCGTTTTCTTCCAGAATTTTTTCATACTTAACATATGTATCAATAACATGATCATATTGTTCTTTACTACATCTACGTTTATTCATAATCGCACTTGCAAAATCTAACATTTCCCAACGCATATCGTCAATTTCTTTATTGATAAATAGCTGTTTTAGTTCTGTCATTTGATTGCTCAAACTCTCTTGATTCGCTTGCAAATTATTACGAATTTCAATACTCTGTCCATGATATGTTTCTTGATTATCCAGAAATGTTGTCTTGACTTTTTTTAATTCACTTTCTAATGTGTCTAGTCGTTCATTTACGGCATTCTCTCTTAATTCCTTACCAGACTTCAAGTCAAGTGATTCAAGCGTTCCTTTCCATAATTTAGTACCTTCTACAATCAATAGAAGCACTAATGTTACACAGAGGATAATTGTAAATATCCCCTGTGAATTTATTTCATTTAATGTACTAATCATCTCATACCCCTCAATCCTTTCCGCAAAAAGCTAAAATTATTTCTTCTTAATGTACTTAGCAGAAGAGAATCCATATTTACCTTTATAACAAATATAATACCATTTATTACCATCTGAACCTGTCGTACTATCACATACGCTAACTGGTGTATTATATTTTAATGGACTAAAGGAACACTCTAAATCTGCATTAGATGTTCCTGGGCTTTTTCTAACTTTTAACCCAGATTTAGCGATAATAACACCTTTCCATTTTTCTGACTTGTTATATCCTTTTTTTGCAGGTTTACTTGTAGAAGCACTAGGTTTTGTAACAACTGCATTAGGATCTTTGATGTTAGTTTTCTCAACATAACCTACAAATTTATCTGCAATTTTCACTTGATAACGTGTTCCAGATACACCAATTACATCTACTAAATTACCTTTATTTAGCTTTGGATATGTAGATAATTTTGATGTTCCTGTAGCATTTGCGAATACATCTGTACCATTTTTTGTGGCTGCACCTACCCATTTATTGTAGGTTGTTTGGGATGGTTTGATATTGCTTAAATTAAGTCCTTTACCTGTAAATCTTAGACGGTGAGTCCATCCATGAGAGTAGTTATACCACGGCTGAGTTCTAATCTCATTGCCAGAATCATCAATAGTATTTGTAGTTCCTTCGGATGATCTTGCATGTACAATATTATCTCTATCAATTGCCATAGCAACGTGATGAGTTATATTTAATTCAAGGTCACCTTTCTGCATTTGTGCGTGTGCAGTCTGATATCTAGCTACAATTTCAAAACCTACATTGAGCATATTAAGCATATTTCCTGTATAACTACAATGAGATTTAAGATAGTTTGCTTGTGCTGTTAATCCATTCTTTAAGAATGCATAATAATAAGCAGTACAGCAAAGAGAAGAACAATCATATGACTTAGGATTAGTAATATTGTAAAGACTTCTTACTGCTTGACTATAACCATGAGAGTTGTCATTTGCAATTCCTACAGCGAATGAAACTGCGTCATTAATTACGTTTTGAATAATGTTATTTGACATATTATTATCACTTCCTTGTGGTTTATTTGTTGTTGGAGTTATTGTAGAAGTATTAGAAGTTTTAAGATACTTCTCAGAAAAGCAGACGTTAGTATCAAATTTTTTACCTGTTAGACCAGGTACAGTACCTCTGTCTGTATACTGGAAGAAATCACATTTAATAGGTGGTTCATGATATGAATAATCTGATTTATAATGAGCTAACCAGAATACATAGCCTTTGTTTTTTACAGAAGAGTACATATTCTTATAATAGTCTGTATTAGCATAGTATCCTGGGGTATATCCTGCTTTTTTAACTATTTCGCAGAATTCAATAGTAAAACTATCACATTCTTTTGCACCAAGTTTTATACCTTTCTTGGCAGCTTTATTGACAGTATCATATTCAAAATCTACAAATACAATTTTAGGTTTGTATGCTTTAATAACTTTTAAGCATTTATTAGCGTTTGCCTTTACCTCTGTAAGATTTGTGGCATATATAAACCAATATACAGCTACAATATTAATGTTATTCTTTTTACAAGCATTAGCATACTCATTGAATTTGGAATCAATAGTAGTTCCATATCCTGCACGAAGAATAATATTATCGTATCCAGCTTTTTTGATTTTGGCAAAATCTAAAGTATCCTGCCAGAAACTAATATCTAGTAATTTTGTTGCCATATTATGCAGCCTCCTTCTGAATATTGAATTCACAATCATTCTCAAATCGGTAAATATATCCCTTACAGTAGTTTCTATTTCGCTTACATATTTCAATAACTCTGCCAACCGTAATGTCATTAGCTTCGTCTTTTGAAGCAACTATAGAATTTTCATATTTACAAATAAAATTTTTATTTAAATCAAATTTGAGAATGGTTTTGTATTTATTTGGGATAAGATAAGAATTATCTTTTTGAAAAATTGATAGATCTGAAATTTCATCAGCAAAACGCCACACATATCCGTAAGCTGAGTATTGTTGAGAAACACAAGAAAGAAATATTGGATGCCCGTTATTTTTATTAATTGCTGTTTTGGCAGAATTAATACTTTTATATGTACAGATATAATTTAGTTGATAATCAAAACATATAACAGGTCTGCGTGCATATGTTGACTGATTATTATAATATTTATTATCAAATAGTTTTTGTTTTAGTTTTTTTCTATATTGTAGACTGTCACAATCTTTATGTATCCATATATAACCATTAGCAGTTAATAAACGTTGATTACATGCATTAGACAATGCATATGGATTTGTATTTGTCTTTTTAGCAGCATCAATTATGCTCTCATAAGTAGAAATAAAATTAAAATTTACATCATATTGATTTACTGGGCGTGAATAATGTTTTAAATTATTTTCATCTATACATCCTGAATTTATGTGATGAGTGAGTATTCCAATGCAATAGTGCATGCTTTCCAAGGATTCAGAGCACCCTTTTCCGGAAAAATAGTGCATATCTTTCCGGAGCAGAGTGCAGCATTTAATTAGTATTCATCAGGAATAGCTATTCCGTGTTCTGTAAGAAGTACTTGTAAACGGTCAATATATTCTCTTAAGTGCTGGATTTCTCTCCAATTATCATGACACAGTTCATCGGCTTCCTCTAATTCGTGGCGGGTTATTTCATAATCCGTAAACTTGATGCATTTATGGTCTTTGCTGAAGGCGCAATAGTCAGTCATGGACAGCTCCTTTCCGGGAAGCGTTAATGCCATGGCGTTCCCTCATGGATACACGGCCATCAATCATCACCTCGTAGGAATTATGAATGATCCGGTCGATGATTGCTTCGCAAATAGTGGCATCACATTCATTTCCAATGCGGTTGTACCAGCCTTTTGGTTCAAACTGTGTACAGAAAATCACAGAGCCTTTTACACTACGGGCTTCAATGATCTCGAGAAGCTCCCGTGTCTGTTCTGTAGATACTGGACTTAACAGGAATTCATCCAGAATCAAAAGATCAATCTTTTGATATGCTTTAATTACCTTTTTCAGCGTGCCGTCCCCATGTGCAACAGCCAGTTCATTCAATAGATCCGGCAGACGTACATAACGTACTTTGATAAAGTTCCTGCAGGCTGCGATCCCGAGTGCACAGGCGATGTATGTTTTGCCATTCCCGGAGGCTCCTTTTAAAATGATATGGTGGTCATCGGATATATACCGGCAGGTGGAGAATTCCAGCATCTGTCCTTTATCCAGATTTCGGTCAGGATGATACTCGATATCTTCCATGCACGCATTGGGATAACGGAATTCAGCACTGCGGATAAGCTTTTGCAGTTTTGTGCTTTTTCGCTTATCCCATTCTTTATCAACCAGCATACCGAAGCGGTCTTCAAAGGATAATCCCTGATAGGTCTCAGGATCCCTGCACTGGCATTCAAAAGCATCTGACATTGCAGATAATCGCAGATCATGCAGCTTATCTATGGTTGACTGACGGATCATGAACGGTCACCTCCTTCGTAATAGGAGGCACCTCTGGTAATGCCATACTTGGAACTTTCTTTATTAAAAGCGCTGGAAGCAGCTTTCTCTACTGCCACTTTGTCCTGACCATTTTTCAAAATGGTGCTGATATTTTTCAAACTTGGGCTTGGCGTGTAACTAAGTGCCTTGACACAGGCGTTTTCCAAACGTTCCGTACCATAGCGGTCCGCAAGTTTCATCAACGATGCACAGGATTTGTAACCCTGTTGTTCTACCTTATGCATATATAAAAAATGTTTTACTACAATAAGGGTGGAACAGCCAACATTCTTTCCCCAGGCCAGAAAACTGTCGGTGTTGTATTCCAGAAACTTTCTGTGATTTTCAGGCATATGTTCTGGTACATAAATCGGTTCCGGAGAGTACAGCCTACGCACATGCGATGCTATACGGTTGTTGTGGTAAAAAACTTCAATACTGTTTTCAGTGACACGGATATCGACTTTCTTACCGATAAATTCATACGGGACAGAATACTTGCAATCTCCGATTTTTATGAGATAATCGGGTTGTATGGTGGCAGTTGACCAGACAGCCGTTTCATACGGGGAAGCAGGTAATGGCATGAGGAAGTCCTTTTCTTCTTCAATAAATGCAGATAACCTGCTTCCTTTCTTTTTCTGGAAAGGTTTCGCATTGAATTCTTCAAGTTTTTCATGGATGGCTTTATTAAGCTCATCAAAAGTGAAGAACTTCCGGTTTCTTAAGGCTGCAAGGATCCATGTTTCAAGAACTTTTACAGTACCTTCCGCATTTGGTTTATCCTTCGGTTTTACCGGACGGGCAGGAATAATTGTAGTTCCATAGTGCTCTGCCATTTCGTGGTAGGATCGGTTAAGTATAAGCTCTGTCCGTGTGTTTTTGATCACACCTGTTTTAAGATTATCTGGTACAAGAATACGTGTTACACCGCCAAAGAATGAATAGGCATGGATATGAGCTTCTATCCAGTGGTTGGATTTCATATCGGGGAATGCTTCCGCATATCCATACAAACTGCATGGAAGAACAGCAACAAATATATATGCAGATATGTCGCTGCTACTGGCAGCATCATAAACTTTAAGCGTATCGCCTACCCAGTCTACCTCCATTATTTCCCCAGGTTTGCGCTTGATTCTGAGAGTTGCCTTCTTTGATGCAGCATAGGCATGATATTTGTCATTAAACTGTGAATGCTGATACGGAATCGTATGCTCAGCTTCGCATTTTGCACAGTATTCCGCCCATAAAAGTGAGAGTGTTACACCGGGCTTGGCCAGTTCATTGTAAACATACTCATAATCAGGGAGTCTTCTTCCCTCATTATTGCCCCTGCCTGGATAAAACAGATGCCCAATATCTCTGTTAGCCAGAGTTTCCGGAATAGGCCATTCCAGAGAATGTGTTTCAGCAAGCTTAAGCACCTCTGAAACTGTGTTGCGTGAACAGCATAAGCTGTTAGCAATGGCTACATTGCTGAACTTCAGACTATGCAGTCTGATGATTTCTCGATAATCAGTCATGGTTATCGACCTCCTGTAATGAATTTACACAATTTTATGTGCATGGATTCATTATAGGCGATTGCACTATAGAGCGGAAATGCCTGCTCTAAAATATCGGATTTAGGTGCTCTGAATTTCTGGAAAAGATGCACTACTTAAATGGAATATACAATGAGTTCCTTTTCCACCAGATGAAATATTATATCCGAATTCTGGATGATTACTTTTATATTCTTTTATTAAGTCTATTTCTAATTGTTGGGCTTCTTTTTCAGTAAGATGATCTTTAATAATCTCGTGTTGTATATTATCCCATCCATATTTTTGAATAGCATAGTAAAATACTTGCCCTTTATAACCAAATCCTTTTTGCCAACGTTTTAATGGATTCTGTCTAGTAATTCCAATATAATATTTATTATTTGGTGTTGTATGTTTGTAAACAGTATAACAATTGTTTCCCATAACAAAATTCCTCCTCAAAATTAAACATAAAAAAGAACCGCTATTTCCTAGCAGTCCATAAATTCAAAGCATCATTTAATTCCTTATTTCTGATATAAACCCAAAACATTTGCTGATTATTTGGATTCAATCCTACAACTTCATATTTAATATTTCTTTTGGTTAAAAACTTTCTCTGTTCAAGAGAATAGCAACAATATAAAGGTGTTTCTCTTTTCATTCATTCACCTCATTTTTCTATAAAAATAGAGAGCCTTGCTATAACACAAGACTCCCTTTAAATTTGAGCATAAAAATAAGAGGTATCTCACCTCTTCGACAAAAGTTTATACATTCTTTTTATTCATGCCTCAACAATCACATCATCATAACCATCTGTGATGAGAATAGTATCTACATCTTCCTTCCAGTTCTTATACAGTTTAGTTTTCACGAAATACGCTCTGTATTTCTTCTGACCTGCTTCAATACTTTTGTCTGCTTCTTTCATAATCATACGTGCGATAAATGTTGTCATATCTTTCATTCCTTTCTATGTCCTTTCTATTAATAGAGTTATATAATTACGCACCCATAAGGGTAGGTAATACATCAGTTAAGATACTATCTACAGTAGTAGACAGTTCTGCATTCATTGCTTCAAGTTCGGCAATACGTTCTTTGTCAGTCTTTTCAACTGCTTTTTTATAATTGAGATATTTTTCTGGATTTGTTTTCACATCATCAATATCCAGAACTCCAATATCTTCAATGATTTCGTTGTAATCATATTCATACATAGTTACAGGTTCGGCAGATTCTTCCCTTCGATCTTCTGTAACTTCCTTTTCATTTAGACAGATGTACACATACACCTTATCTTTTTCAACAACCTTAACAGAAGGCTGCTTTTCCATAAAGCGAGATTTTGTCATATTCTTTTACCACCTTTTTACAAATTTTCATAATATCTTTAATGTGATATTTTTGAATTACTTTTGTTGAGTTACTATTTTTTAACAATCCCCAGTATGATATTATTTTTCTTGCATGTGATTCAAAAATCTTATGATGTATTTTTATTCGTTTCCATAATCGCATAGCTATTCTACGAATCCTCTTGAATACACGCCTACGGACAGTAATGTGAGTTCTATAGATTCTAAATCCCATCATATCTATAAATGCTCCGTCACATTTCTTATTGGCAAAAGGCATCTGTTTCACAAACCATGATTCTTTTATTTTCAAACCAAGAGATTTACAATATTTAATAACTTCCTTGACTGCTTTATGCATGTCTTTAGCTGATGCACCAATCATTAAAATATCATCCATATAGAACAATCTATGATATACAAGACGAATAGAAGATTTAGTTCCATCTTTATGTTTGCGTACTTTATGTAAATGTCCTATAAAGTGATATATTTGGGATAAATACAAATTACATAAATACTGAGAAAGAAAAGAACCAATAGATAAGCCTATTTCGAATGTACTAACAAGTTCTTTAATAAGCCACATAAGCATATCATTCTTAATATGTTTTTCAAGAAATTGAATTAATTTATCCTGTGGAATAGATGGATAGCATTTCTTTATATCTAATTTGGCAAAATATTTAAGAGATTTATTTCGCATCCATCTCTGTATCATGCGAGAACCTTTTAAACATCCTCTGTCTCTTATAGATGCGTATTGATGTACTCCTATACGACAGAATAATGGTTTAAGTCCTTCTATTGCAATGTAATCATATATTTGTTGTTTTACATGTTGGATTCCTATATTACGGATTTTATGAGAAGAAGGATCAATCTTTTCTTTGTACCAGATTGGTGGAAATGATATAGATTTACTGATAAGTTCTGAATGGATTACAGTTATTAGAATTTCAACAAATGGTTTTATTGCTTTTATTCCGTAACGGTAATAAATATTGTATATTTGGCATTTTCTTAATCCAGAAATATCAGATAATAATTCAAGTGTATCGTTACGTTCATATTTGTCTGCTAGACAACGATATGTTGCATTTGAAATTAAATCACGATTTGTAATGTCGATATTTTTACAGTATTTCTTCGTGCATAATACCTCCTGTTTTATTTTTTGTATATAAAATAAATATTAGATAGTATATTTTATCAATTCATATATCGTATACACGATTATATTTAAAAGGCTTTTCTCAATAGATACTAAGCCCAACTATATTAGAATATAGTTCCTCCTATGTTAGCGAGGTTGGTTTATGAAAATAATTTTAACCATCAGGTTACGTTGATCTTTCGATTAAATACTTTTTACAAGTACGAAATACACTACTAAAGAAATATATTACTAAATATAATATCAGCCGACGTAATTCCACCTGGCATTCGACAAAGACCTCCTGGCATTGAGGTATGCAGTACCAGAATTCAAGCCATTCCTGAGATTACCGCCCGTAGTGTAAGACCGTTTTAATATTTATTTTACATATTTAAAGCTTCTTCAATAGATTTACCTCTATTCAATCTACCTTCTAAAGTTTTTGTTTTCAAATTATATAATTTAGCCCATTCTGGAAGAGAATGAGTTTCGTTATTATATGTATAATAATGTTTTTTCTTTATTGGTTTTGTCAATGCTTCTTCTATTGACATTCCATATTTATTAATTCTATTGTTTAATGTTCTAATGTTAATTCCATAATACTCAGACCATTCTGGAAGAGTCATAGTCTTGCCTTTATATGTATATAATTTTGATTGATTTTTTCTTACATACTCTTTCTTTGTCATCCATTTGCAATTGTCTGGGTTGAAACCTTTATCTAAATCTACACGGCATAAGAATAGATCATTTTTATATCCATGAGACATAGATCAATCATAGAAATTCATAAAGTTATATTTCCATTCATCACAAACGTTTTCTCTATCAATAAGAGATAGCCATTTATTATGAATTTTTGTTCCAGTCATTCCATGAATGGTGTTATCTTGTTTTGCTTTTTCTTTTCTATAGCAACCACAAGATTGTGTATAACCCCTGTTTAAAGTATGTGTGCTCACACTAACTAATTCTGGATTACCACAACTACATTGACATAACCATATAACTTCCTTATCATTGGAAAAATCCCTACCAATAACAGTTAGTCTACCAAATTGCTTACCAGTTAAATCTTCTGGTGGAGCAGTATTTCCAAATGTACCACCATTCTGAATATTATATCCATAGTCGGGATTTTGTGTTCTAAAAGTTTGAATTAATATTTTTTCAATTCTATCAGCACTTTCTTTAGACAGATCTTCGAATAAAATCTCATGCTCAAAATTATCCCATCTATATTTTTGAATAGCATTCCAAAAATACGTACATGCATGATACTGATGTCCGTTCTTACCACTTCTAATTTCCAAACTACGGCAAGTTTGACCAATATATTTCTTATTGTTGATTTTATTGGTATGACAATAAACTATATATTTTTCTTCATTGTATTCTTCCAAATGATTTCCTCCTAAATCTGTGCAATAAAATAAGAGTGCTTTCACACTCTTGATTAATTCTCTATTTAAGGTTTTAATAATGCGTTTGTTGCAATCTCATCTGCTAATTCGTTATATATTATTCCACAATGAGATTTTACTTTTACAAATCCTATCTGAATTTGTTTTGAGTATAACAACATAGTATTTACATAATCTTTAGTATATTCTTGATTTGCATTCCATTCCCTTGTGATCCATTTTAGTATTCCTTCGTAATCATAAAATATAGTGATTTTTTGAAGATTCTTTTCGATAGCCTTTTTAACAATAAATTTTACAGCTTCACATTCAGCACCAACATTATGAAACTTTATGATTTGTTGATGAGATTGTGTTTTCCAACGAAACACTTTGTCGTAAGTTTCTTTACTACCTTGAGTAAATAAAACAACACCATATCCACCTTTATTTTTGCTCTGTGAATATGCTCCATCCGTAAATGCGATTGCTTGATATGGATTCAAACTATTAATCATTTTATCTACAGAATCGTTAAATATATTTACTCGTTCTTGTGACCATATTTCTTTGATAAGTAGTTACCTTCTTTCTCTTTTACTAAGAGGGGAGAAGTCCCCTCTTTTTTCTCTTCACTTGCTTCGCAAGTTCGTTCAAAAATTCACCCCTTGGACAACCTATATTTAATCGCAGCCGACGTAATACCACCTGGCAGACGACAAAGACCCCCAGGCATAGAGGAAGGCAGAACCAGAAGCCAAGCCATCCCCGAGATCACCGCCCATCAGGTATTCACGAGTGCCAGAAGTGCTTGTACCACCTGCGTATAACATATCAGCCCAGCCTTGAGAATTTGAAGAACCTTTTGCGGATGGGAACCATCCACCAGTATTAACATCAACTGAAATATCTCCAATCCAATAATCGGATCCTTTTCCATCTGGATTAGCAGGAATTGTACCAATACATGTATATTTACTTCTAATTGTTGCATCAGAAGAACTATGAGCAAGACCTTTTGGAGCAATATATACTTTCTTGCTATAATCGCTCTGGAAGTCCATAACTGTATCAGATGCAACTATATAAGAGCCTACAGCATACTCACGTCCCTGTACTCTATATGCATGTTTTCCGTCAGTGTTAGAAACATAAGAACCATCATGACGACCAATAACAGTATCAGTAGTTCCTGACCACCAATACATAGAACTGATTGTAATAGGAGCATTCACGGTATCAGATAATTTAATAGAAGTGGTATTAAATCCTGTTTTAATATCAAGATATACAGCTTTATTATTCTCATCAAGTGTTTCTATACGCAACACTTTTACATCATCTGCGTATTTATGAATATTCGCTACTCCACGGTCATTATTTACGCCGTTCTTAGTATCATTAAGTTGTCCATAACCAACTGATACATAAGAACCAACAAGAATATTTTTTGCCTGATCGTTTGTAACAGGGAAATATGTATGTGTATCCGTAGACTGAATAGAAGCAGAATACTGAAAGCTATAATTTGTACATCCCTGGAATAAACTTTGACTATTCTTTGTCGCACCCTTGATAATGTTAAAAAGAATCTGGAATGTATTTCTTTCTGCACCAGCTCCCCAATATCCTTTACCTTTTTTCTGATAATTAGTAATCATATTGTTATGACTCTGATTTCTTTCAGGCTTTAATTCAGGCTGACTTCTCAGTAGTCCATCACTCGCAATACCTGATACATAAGCAGAACCGATACAATATGGAAGAACTGTGCCATCAGCACGTTTACATTCTGTCCAAGGTTTTAATCCATACTTTTCATTAGGCATATCAGAAATCGTGACAAGATCATATTCTGGATTAGAAGCGTCCCAGTTCCAGTAGAAGCTCATCTGCATAGCACCTACATCAACTGCGCCTGTAGTAGCATAGTTGTTATCATACTCTGTAGCGATAGGATAAGCAGTACCATCATCGTTACGCTTGTAATTACAATGCACCCACTCAAACATAGGATGATTGCCATTAAGATAATCGTCTTTTCCCTCTGTAGTATCAGTAGATGGAACAAATTCAAGTCCTGCATTATCTAAAAGTTTTTCACCTACGCTTGTCGGATTAGTTGCAAATTTCCAAATTTTTGTCTGGTAAACTTTACCTGTACGCTGTAAATTATAGTAATTTTTTACTGTATCAATATGTGGTGTTTTCTGCTTAACATCAACAAAAGTTTGCACAGAGATATAAGTAGACAAATCTTCTCCTGCTTTACGAATATCTTCAAGAGCTTTTTCACGCTCTGTTTTGATATAGTCATTCCATTCTTTTTCAGTTCCGCTAAAAGTTCCTAATCTAACGGCAGTCTGATAAGCAGATTCACCAATTAATCCTGCAATTGGATTAAATTGTTTTGTTTTTGGATCACGAATCTTAGCTGATCCTAAATTCATTTTTATCATTTATAAATACCTCCTAAATTGCGGTAATTAAAATTTTCAATATTTTAGTTGTAAAATTAAAAATAGATGCCAAAATAGCATCCAAATATTTCCATATTTACCAAATTTTTTACAATGAAATGTGCCTTTCAATTAGGTATAATTTCCCTATCCAGAAAGGAGGTGGTAAATATGGCATTATATGAGATTAAAGATTACATTAAGTTACTCTGTATAAGGATTGATCACATCGAAAGTTATGTGGTAGACGAGTTAAATACATCTGATGAACAAAAGATTAATGAGTTCATCAAAATGTATAAACATCGAAAAGGTCTAAAGATTCTTATATTCGAGATGACAGATGAAGCCCACATGATTACATATGAACAAATGCAAAGTTTCATCCATACGTTGCATGTGTTTGATTACATCAGGCAAATCATTGAAAATGAAACAAATAAACTTGTAGTTGTTAATGACAATGAGAGTCCTGATGCGTTGCAAACAGACTCATATTTGCATAGGTTGTTAGACTTGGGTAAGTAAGAGAGTAGGGCAGGAGAACTTTCTTCTGCCCGTTTTGTTAATTAACTGTTGTTGTCAACATACACATTTGGAACATCATTATTATTGATGTTCAACATATGGATATTATTGGCTCTTATATTCAAATCACCAGTATTGCCTTTGATAGTTACATTCTTTGCCATTTTTGTTAAAGGACTACCAGACGAATTAACATACATACTAGATGTATCTAATACTGGGAACGCATCTATAAACATTTCGTCAGAATCTACACTACAACTAAGAATATTATTGAGAATACTGATATTCATACAATTATATCGTTGTTTATCAGAAATACCGTTAAACGTTGCCCATGTAGCAGTATTACCCCATCTTACACTTCCACATTTTATTATTCCATCAATTATTTCCGTCTCCTGTTTGAAAATATTCCCATTTACTGATACATTTCTTGCACAAGAAACTTCTATCGCCCGTCCTAAAACATTGTGGAAAATGTTGTTTTCGATTTTTATATTATCGTACCAGTCAACCACATTATTAATCAAAGTTCCACCAAAATGTATTCCTACTGGTCTGTATAAGTAACAATTATCTTTGCCACTTGGCTCAAACACGCAATCTTTTATAACAACATTTTTTGTACACTCGTTATGTCCGTTTTCTGTACAAATAGATAGATTAATTCCACTTGCTAAATCAATTTGTATCATTTCGAAATTTCCGTATTTATTCGGCTTTTGCGATGGATTAAAAAATGTACCTCTAAATGTACAACCTTGTATTAATATATTTTGTGTTCCTGATATATCAAATAGGTGATTTCTCTGCATTAATTCTTCGAAAGTAGCATTTATAATAGTCACGCCACCCATTTTTGTTAATTGAAAACCTGTGCTTATACTGTCTCCAGAAACATCAAAAGGTCTTGTAGTTGTCCAATGACCGCCGATTATTTTAAATGTGCCTAAAGAATAAGGTGGAATATCCGCCCCAGATATGTTAAATGTTGTATAAACCGGACTGGAATTAATAATCATTTCTACACCATCTGCACATCTAAAAGTCACATTTCCTTTTTTATGATTGATAGTATTAGAAAAGAGATACTTTCCTTTTGGGAAATAAATCTCAACATCGTCCGCTTCCAATTTATTTATAAGCATTTGCACATCCCTAGACACGTCTGTATTCCCGGTATTGTCAACAAGCAATGAATGTATATTTTTTTGTGTAAACCCATCAATAACACTTAATATTGTTAAACTCATTTTTTTTATATAACATACATCCGTCGTTTTTTCCGCATACATACGGAGATATGCATATTTTTTTCCAAACTTAGGATATTCAACTGTACTATAATGATCTTTGACTGCAACAGTAATATTCTGTACGGCAACCTTGCTTTCGTCACATAAATATGTTTGATACGAGCCATCTGATAGTGTCGGGAAATAAAACAACATTGTGTCACCTTGGCTATATAAATTAAGTGGAATGAACCAAGTATGCTTTGCATAGTATAATTCGGTTTTGACAGTCTCAAGTGTTTTTAAAAATTTGTCGCCATATATTGTTTCTGTTACATAAGTTATATTTTCCTTTAACGAACCAGTTTCTTCCTTCAATGCAGCAACGTCTGTCTTGTTCTGATCAATCTGCTGTGCCTGTTCTGTCGTGGCACCTGGGAGAACTGGATTCTTTTCGAGATACTCATTTACTGCATTCTTGATTTCTTCCGGCGAAATCTCACCGCCTATTCCTTTCAAACATAATTCGTATAAATACTTTTCTTTTCTCGTAATTGGCTTCGGGATTTCTCCCGTGTAATCACCTGTCAAGTACGCAAGATACTTTTCTTCTCTTGTCACTGGATTATCTGCCATCTTTTTACTCCTCTCCAAATAATGTTGGTTCGTCTGGCTGAGCTTCTTTGACCATCGCCTTAGCTTCTTCCTCAGTCATTCCCTCGAATTTCACGAAATACATCCAAGCCGGTACTTTATTTGTAGTCACATACTGCCACCATCTTGCACGGTCGTTTTCGCGCACATACAGAATGTCTCCAAAATCATAATTGACTTCATAAGCCCCAACCGGTGCAAGTCCGTACAGGTCGGCGTAGACGTTCAATGCGTAAATAACTTCATCTAGGCAAGACTCTAACTTATCCCTCACATCTTTGATGAATTGGACTGTCCTCTGCTGTTCCGCTTCTACTCCCGTAGCTGTCTGAATGCCGCTAGATTCGTTAAAAACAAAGTATCCGTTAGAAAATCCAATCTTGTACCCTAACTGGCTTAAAAGGGCATTTATGCCACTTATACGGGTATCTGTGTTGAGCTGTGGATTGATTTCTTGATAGAACTCTTTTTCGTCCTGTCCGAATACATTCTTGACAAAATGCGGTAAGCTCATCTCATTACGTCTGTTCTCCATGCCCTGTGGCGACATGGCTGATACAGGCGCGCCGCTTGGCATCAGCAGTCTATCATCTGCCAGAACTATCTTCTGAGAATCAAATATCTCTCCGGCATTTCTGCTGTATGCAATATCGAGGTCTTTTAACTCTTCAATGGCTTCGGCAAATATTGGCAAGCCCAATGGTGCGTTAATATCCACGTTATTTGCCTGCGGTGTCCGCAGTACTCCGTACAGAGGTCCGTCCAACTTCTCGCCGTTTGCCTTGAGTATCGGCGGCGTATCTGCCATTAGGTCAGCCCATTTGGTCTGTTTAAGGTCGATTTTATCGCCGATTGACTGAGGGGATTTTGATACATAGGCTCTGTTAGAAACGTAGTACGGGTAGGCCGTTACGCCGTTCACTGTTGTCTCAACAAATCTATGATATTCAAGCCGTGTATAGTATTTTCTACCAACAGTATAAGAGTCCTTGAATATAATCCCTTTGATTTCCTGATTATCGTAATCTACAATCATCACATCTGCCGGAGTAAATACGTCAAGGCTCTCGCCATTCGGCTTAATGAACACGGTTCCGTAAGCGCATCCATATTCCACCCAGTGCCGAATCTGGAAATATACTTTATCTATTTGCTCCTGTAGCCATGTAGCCCTTGCGGAACCGTCTATCTGAATGCCGATTGCCAGCGTTGCGAGCCGTGCTGTTTCTGAGCAGACGGATTTCGCGAAATTAATCGTCTTGATGTTATTCTTGTCATCTAGCCATTCCGGTACTCCCCTATAGATGTTCGCGCACCGGTTAATCAGTGATTCCATTTCTGGAAATTCTGCCGCCTGGATGTTAAAGTCCTCTTCGGCTTGTTTTTTGAATATCATGTTAAACCACCTTTTTAGTGTTGTTATAAGTCCCATTTAGTCACCATTTTTCTTTTAGCTGATTTATTGGTGTTCCGGCAACTCCGGCACTCTCTCCGCTATCTGTTGCTTTGAAAAATGCATTCGGAATCTGTGGATACATAAATTCAAACATGAGATAATTTGCTGCATCGCAAAGATATTCTGTGTTTCCAGTTTCTTTATATTTTTTAATGCACATATCGTGTGATTCAAGTGCATCTACTAATTTCATTCCAAAGTTGTCTGCTGCTGTGCCATATTTGTAAAAGCTGACTTCTACTCGATTCTGGCGTAATTTGTCAAATCTGTCCGAATACTCTTTCGGTAGTTCTATTCCTATTTTACTCATTATGCACTATGTCCTCTTCTCATCGACAATGGACTTGTGGCGTATCTAAGGGCGTCTATATAATGATCGTTGCCATCTGGATAATCTGCAATCACTTCTCCATTGTTATCTACTTCATGCTCGTAATTGATAATTTCCTTGTATGCTCTAGGCGTTCGTGCCGGATCAATAACTAATGTTCGGCACTGTAACCACTCAAAAGTATATTTGCGGCTTCCCGGTGTAACAATGGCCCTACGTGCTGGAAGCCCTGCATCTCGAAAGTCAATAATACTTTCTTCTTCATCAACTCCGCAAGATATTGAATAATCATCATATCCTTTTTTCTTTATCTGGTTAGCCATTTCCTTGTTTCTTATCTTGGGACCTCCAAGTTCGTCTAATAAAAAAACTTTTTCCTGATTAGGGACATAAGCTACACGGAGAAATGCTTTAGGATCTGGATACCACCCCCAGTCCTGTCCCTGGTAAATGCTTTGATACTTCTGAATCTCTTCATCTGTTATTGTCCGAATCTCCAACAGCTCAAAAATATTTGTTCCAAGTCCAACCGGAAGTCCTAAATATTCATGGTCGTAAGCTCTCTGATTTGTCTTTCTCAAATGCTCCGCATCATCAATAAATTGCTGTCCAAGCCATTCAACAGGAACTGATCTGTAATCGCTCTTATGCCTGTAGCTGTCGTCTCGTGGCTCTTCTACATACACATTCGCCCAGTTACTCCGGCTAATTGGCGGATTGAATGTCTTAAATACAACAAACTTACTGCCGCCTCGAAGGACTGACTGCTGCACTGTACGAATTTCTTCAATGCCCGAAAATTCGTCAAGTTCCTCGAACCAGAGATACTTGAAATATCCCTTGCTTGCTTTAATAGATTTAGTCTTTTTTGCCTTGTCCAGTCCTCTGAATATGATTTTCTGTCCAGTAGGCTTATAAGTGTACTGCATAGGGCTTACACTGGTGTCCCATAGTTCATTGACTCCGAGTGCGTCAATTCCCCATGCTATCTGTTCATAAACGGATTCTCGAAGTGTGTTTCCAACTTTACGGAAGATAACAGCATTTGACATTATACCGTTCTCTGCGTCCTGCATCATCAGGAAAGGAATCATTACACCTACAAAAGATGATTTAGTAGATCCGCGCCCACCATACAAATCATAATAGGTGTGTTTTCCGTCCAAAATGTCCCAGAACACATTGTAAAAGGCAGGAGCTATAATTTCATCCAGATTAATCGGATTCTCATTCATTCTGTTTCTCCGGCCTTGGAATGTTATTCACAATCGTAATCTTTCCATCTCCAGAATCATCATTTTTCTTATCAGCATCCCATCCCTTAAAATTATTTCTCAAGCTGAACTGAGCGCCATTTGAACCATCACGATCAAATAGCCTTTCCTCTGCGTACTGTTCTACTCTGGCTTTCGCGCGCGTAATCGTGTCATTAAACTCTGGTTTTGTTTGATAATTCAAAAGCGCCTGTCTGCTTGCAAATCCAAGTGCCAATGCCAATCCTGTAATCGTTGGAGGATGAACGTCTGCAAAAACTGGTGAGCCAAATTTATTAAATACCTGCTTGCCTTTGCTATCAGTCAAAGGATATCCTTTACAATCCTCAAAATATTTTTCGATTTTTTTTTCAATTTCATCCACCGTTTTATACATGGGCGGTTTTCCCATTGGCATTCCCACATTCTCACCTCCAAACATAAAACACCCTAGCATAGTTATAGTTATATATACTATAATACCATACTAGGGCGTACGTAGCTCTCTACCACTTTTATAATTTTTTAAGTTTTTTTAAAGTCTGCCAATCAATTTGGCCAGATGATAGTATTCCGCCATGACCTTACGTTTATAACCGTAGAAGTCAGTCTCCGTTGCAGGAACCGTTCTGATCTTCTCCATTGTCCGATAGCCGATGCTGTTCACGATGCTGTCATAGATTTGTGATTCGATTCCGGGTGCATATTTGATAGATACCTGCAGCAGATTGTATTTATCGCTTTCGCTAAGATTCCGCAAGTGACTTTGTAATGTTGGTATATCGTCCGGCGGCACTCCGTAATCAATCAACGTCGCATTTCTCAACTTCATTTATTTCACCTTCTTCATTCAAGTTCCAGTCACATGGCATGCCTCGAAAACATTCTGGACAGTGTTCGTAGAATCCGCAGCCTTTGCAATCCGCTGGCTGTCCAGTACAATATTGCTGTAGTACGTGGTATGCTGATATAGCAAGGTTTAGCGTTATGTCTGGTGCAGGTTTGTTTGACATAGTTATCACTCCTCCACTCCAAACATTTTTCTCAAATTATGCTGACAACCTTTTGCCACCTTTTCGAGGTTTTCATAACATGGTCTCAGTGTGCATCTTTCTTTATATCCATCGCATTTAGCACCGAATAAGATATAGTTTCTACATATACCATCTTGACTAGCACAACATTTATTCATTTTGAATCTCCTCCAACTTCTTCTTAGCTTCTTCACGGGTGAGGAATACGGTTTTACCAAGTTCATGATAATAATTGCAAAAAAGCATAAACTCTAATCTGTTCTCTACGATATAGAATCTTTTTTGGCTATCGCAGTCACGGTTGCAGTTATAATTTTCGCAATTATTTTTTGTTTCGCCAAAATTACTGCACTCTGTATATTCATAAGTTATTCGATATACTTTTTTCTTCAAATCATCTGGCAATCTCACAAGCAATCCCTGTTCTTCTAAGTCTTCATAAACAGCAAGTTTCGTAAGAATTTTATCCGCAAACGGTTTTAATAATCCATCCGTAATTTCTTCTTTTGCAACTCCTGTACCATCAACATTTCTTTCTCTTTCTGTTAATCTCTCCATCTACTTCACCTCTCCTTATCGCTTGCTTTTATCGCTCGTTTTTATCGCTTGTTTCTGTAATTTCTTTCAAGCAGGCATTCCAACCGACCGCAATAATATCTTTTTGTGATTCTACATTGTCAATTGGAACAATATACTCTTTTTTCTCAGGCAGCGGCTTCAATGGACACCATTCAGGTCTTGATTTGCTTTCGCAATCATAATGTTCTTCTGTCATCAGAATTACATCATAATCTAAACAGTCAGCTAATTCACAATAGCCTACATATTCAAGTTCGCCACAGTATGCAGTTCCGAACGGGCAATCATAGCAATTCTCTGGTGTATTCATCACTAACACTGATTTATTCATTTTCTCCTACCTCTTTTCTGCAGGAATGCTCCGTACTGCGCAGGACTGATAACATCTTTCTTCTCTCTGCTAAGTCTTCCGTTCTTTTTATTTTCTTCTCTTGTGAACATAGTAGAAATATCTTTGCCTTTACTCATACGTTTCACTTCCTCTCAGCATCAGGCTCAAAGTGTTATATCCCGGACAAGTTCTGACTCCATTTCTGGTATCTCTTAATAATGCACAATATGGATATAACGTCATAACCTCGTAGACGTGTTCTGTGGCATCCTCGCCGCGTTGGTCGATGTATTTGAAGCACTTTCCCGGTCTAAGGAAGTACCTTGCGCATACATATGCTTTTGTTCCGAATATTGAACTTGCACTACTCATTTGTGTTCCTCCTGTAATAGTTCTTTATTGTCGAAAATGTTCCCAACCACTTCATAATGTTCAAGATCAAACTCACCAAGATATTCTCTAGCCGTGCTACCAGTTTCGTTTCCTACCCATCCGGCAACGTTCCATTCAACGGTTTCATATGCCGCATCCTCTGGGTAGGATTCGTCCAAGTGTGCCATCAGAATATCATTTTCCCAAATTTTCTTCCCATTCTTGTCGCAAAGTCCTGTGAACTGGCAGAGGGTTTCTGGGCGAACTTTAAACCATCTAATTACAGGAGGGCAAAAAATCTCAAACATACTGGATGTATCAATGCCGATAAATGTTTCACCCCTGCATTCCATGTAATATCCTTCTATCCATTCGCCGTTATCTTTCCGCTTTGCCTTGAAAAGGTTTTCTCTCATTCAACTCCACCACCTTTTACAATTTCAACAGCTTTATCAATTGTATTTGCAATATTTTTGTAAGCACAATCTTTATCTGCATCGCCTGTATTTGCAATTGTTAGGAAGTATCTCATTTTTAATTCTTTTAACTGCTCAACAACCTTATCCACATCAAAAGCCGTCGGCTGCTCGTCAATAACTGCACCTATTGCAAAATCCATATCCGAACCTCCAAGAGAATCAATTATTTTGTCTGCATCAATTAACCGCATTTTTATTCCTCCCACACTCCCAACAACCTCATCCGCTCATACAGTACAGCGACGGTCTTGCGCCTGTATCCGTAGAAATCCTTCGGGTTCATTGGGATATATCTTTCTTTGCTGATTTTCCTGTAACTTTTCCGGTGCAAGATATTCTCAACAACCATATCCGCTATCACCGTGTTCTTAGGGCAAGCTGACAAGGCGGCGCTGGTAAGCAGGTATCCGTACTCTGCCGGAAAGTCTTTCAGCATCGTATTCAGTTTTTCAATGTCCTCTGTTGGAATACCGTAGTCTTTCAGTTTCTTGTCCCTTGTCAGCATACCATTCTCCTTTCTATTTGTCTGAGTGGTGCTTGTCGTACATGATCGCCACACATGCAAGACCAACCACTCCAAATATGGTTCCAAGGGTGAATCCTAATAAGAATGTAATCATGCTTCCACCTCGCTATCCACTGGCATATAAAACACGGATTCTTTTCCGTTCCAAGCATCATCGTTTTTTACCGACATAAATTTACAATATGCTTCCTGAATCATATCCAGTACCTTTATGGCTTTTGCTTTGGTGGAATATTCTCCGAGTAAGCAACACCATCCCATATCTCTTCTTGCGCTTATTACTCCACCCGAAACTTCGATATCGGGTAAAAATTCAAATGCAACTAAAACTTCCTTATTCTGACTTCTGATTAACATTTTGCGTCCTCCTTGTAATTCTCAACCGCAGCTATCTTATTTTCGTACATTGCAATTATGTTTTTAAATCTGCGAATATCGTTATTGTATTTTTCCAAGAATGTTTCTTTTACGAACTGATAATTAGGTTCTTCCAACACAATGTACGGTGTTGAAGAACCAGAAATTTTTCCAATATCTTCCTTTTTCACATATCCAATGTAAAGTCCTTTTGGAAACTGCGTTACTGCTCTGTACGTCTTTGGTTTTTCTATTACCTCACATTCTTCAATTCTGACTTTAAAAACAGAGTCTCCGAATGTTCTAGTTTCTGGATTGAATTTTCTGCTGCTGCCCAAAATGTAGAAATATAATTTCATTTTTCGCCCTCCTTGTCTTTCTCACAGAATCCTCTATGTTCGTGCACGGAATACTCAATTCCTCCGCTATAATTCATATATGTAAGCCGTTCTCCTGTCAGTTCACATTTTCGCTTTCCCACATTCAAATACTCACAAGTCCCTCTACAATAGCTCATTTCTGCCCTCACTTTCCCCGTTTTCGTATTATAACCCGGCTTTTTCCAACAATTTACCTATATCGGAAATTTTCGTCTTCTGGTTGTACTCGAAAGAAATTTCGCCGTTTTTGTCGTTCTTGAACATTATCCTGCTTGTTACCGTGCAAGTATTACCAGAAAATTCTATACTTCGAAATCTGGTTGAATAGCTTGTGTATTTTGAAAATGCCTTCAAAACTTTCTGATACGTTTTATACTGCACACCTTCAAGAATTTTGTACCCCAGTTTTTCCTTGTTAATGACCGAAAAAGTTTCGTTATAATAATTGCACAACTTTTTAGAGCCTATTTCCCGGATAACGACGCAATCACTTTTTACCTCATGCACGAAACCGACCATAAATTCATTCGGGAAAGTAGTAGTATTCGCCATAACTAGATCACCGGCTTTTAATTCATGCGTGTTAAATATAAACGGTCGAATATAATCTTCTTTCTTTGCCGTACAAGAAGTCAGTCCCGGTATGATCCTTGAAATAATAATCATCAAAATGCGTTCTTTATCTCTCATTTTTCTTATTCCCTTTCCCCATGTAAGCAACTGACACGCTATTGTGCAGTGGTACATGATTAATTTATCCAAATGCTACCTGCCCGTTATTCTGCGGGATTCTTTAATACAATCCCTAACTCTTCTTTAATAGCGTCTACATAATCAATCCATTCTGCCAGACCGTCATTGATATAATCGGCAGCCCGGTCAAGTCCATTTCTGAATCTCTGACAGCGCTTCTCGCCAAAACCGAAATCATCATGCAGAACGGCGATCGATAATATTACAAATGAATCCGCTATAACCTCTTTTATCTTTTCTGACGCTTTATCAAGGTCTTTTACTGCCAGAGAGGTATGTATCCCGGTCACACCCCGGAACTTGCATTCCTGTTCGAGGGCTTCAATCCCGCCCTGTTTAACAATTCGTCTGGCAAGGTCAAGCCCGTCCTCCCTGCCCCGTTCATATTCACGCATTTTATTCATTGTGTTAGACCTCCACGCTTTTTTTTAGTATTCCCATCCAACAGCCCTCATTATCTTCTGAGTCAGAATGTCAAACTGTAAGAATAATTCCCTGTCCTTACATTTCCTTGCTTTTATGTCACAGTCATAATCATTTATCTGATATTTCCCTTCTAACAGATCGCCATTATCCAGATATCTTTGAAAGACTCCTTTAGAAATCCCGAACCGTTCCAAAATCTCTATTCTGCTCATACTGTCGACGAATGTACCATCTGCTGCAACAATGTCATAAAGTTTCATCTTGTCTCCTTACTTATCTTTCTTATTCCGTACCCAACCGGAGTATATGCCCTGTCGGTACTGGGATGGTTCGTCTTGAGCAAACCATCATCAACCAGATTATTGATATGTTTCCAGACCGTAGCTCTCCCGGCATCCACCCTTTCAGAAATCTCTGTAATTGACGGTGCATATCCAACCAGTTTGATATAACTGATGATATACATATAAATTTCTTTTCTGAGAGCCTGTCCCTGCTCATATCTGTTCTTTGTGTTGTGCATTCTTTATCAATCCTCTCTGTTTAGAATCTAATAGCTTATTAAAAGCAACTAGACAATTCTTAATAAACTGTTTATCATTATTATCAGGGCACATTTCCACATACTCTCCAAGTTCTATCAGACGATCAGTGGCCTGCCTGGAATATTCGTCTGTAAGTTCAACTAAATAGAAATCTTTTATAGCTTTCCAGAATTCAGTCATGAATTTTTGAATATACGGAATATCCTTTGCTTCTACTTTTATTTTTACCGTCTCCTTTGAATATTGTATACAATATACTGTATACGCTCTATTTAATTTTATTTTATAAATATAATATATTTATATTATTTTAATATAAAGTAACCCACAGTAACCGAGATGTAACCGTACTAATTCGTGTAAACCATTGATTTTACAGGTAGGTAACCGAGTAACCGAGTAACCCTGACTTTCTCATATAGGGAAACTTTTATACTCAATATGCACATATAAATACTCATATATATATATGCAGAATCAAAGGTTACCTAGGTTACCCGGTTACCTTTTGGACGAATTGTTTATCAATCAAACACAATATCGTCCGTAATCTCAAAATTATCATTGCAATTCACGAATCCTTTTGGAATTTCGTCTACAATTTTCAAGAACACGCATTTAGTGACAATTCCATCCAGTTTCTTCGCCTTGGTCGGATAACCTCTGCTGTCGGTTTCCACAAGCCCCTTCTTAACAGCCCATGACAAGAATGCCTTTCTGGAGAATCTTCCAATTTTGCACAGATCATCAAACGCTGCGCTATAAATTATTGCGGTTGATGTCTTCTCTACCGGATCATTGTCAATAATTCCCCATCTTTCTGTTTTGATATCTGGGTTATCATCGAACTTAATTCCGTTCATAGCAATCTTGTCAACCACGAACCAGTAAGCGCGTTCATTTTCAGACACCATTTCTTTCTCTGTCAGGAGACTCTTTGCAGTTTCAATGTCAATGTACTGACCATCATGGAATAGCTGATCTGTTGCAATCTTATCTGCTGCCAGAATGATACTCATAGATATACTCTGCTTCTGCATCTTGTCATCGTCCTGTATAAGCCCCTGATAGTGCTTTTGCAGGGCTTTTATATCATCAATGGACATTTCCTTGACTGCGTTCACAAAGTCGATTCCTGCATATCCGTAGTTCTTTTTAAGAGTATCTGCGGTAAGCTGTGGATCATCAAATATCTTTTCAGAACACTCGACCTCAATAATTCGGTTAATTGCTCCGCCTTGGCTGACGTATCCAGCAAGCGGACGCTCACCATTGGTCAGAATGCAGTTCTGCCAGCGGTTCTCCCGGCTCACGCCCAGTTCTTTATTAGAACGGCTTTTTCCTTTTCCTGAGCACAAATCGTATACAATCCCTTCAAAGTTATCCCTGATCTTGGCAGATACCTTGGAAGTATCATCCAGAATTAATGGAAGATTGTTGAGCATATCAGACTTTGCTTCCAGAGCCACATCTGTTGTCTTGAAGTCTCCTATGTATCGTGATTCGCCTGGATTCGCCCAGACAGAAGCCCCTAACATAAGTGTTACGGTCTTGCCGCCCTCAGTTTCTCCCCATAGGTCCACAAAAAATGGAAGGGCACCAACAAGCTTAATCAGAATACTGGCGAAGCTTGCAGCTAACATGATTTTGGGCTCTATTCTTCCAGTAGCACGAACCTTCTTCACGTGTTCATACCATTCTGTTCTGCTGCCGCCTACACTGATACTTTCATACAGTTGTCGGAACCGCATATCTCCATCGAACACAATATCCTTGTCATATGGAAGAAAATAATCCCTGATCCACCCGATTTTGCTAGAGGAATACTGAATGTTGATATAATCGTCATTTGCATTCTCAACGTCTGACAGATACCGTACAAGAAACTTCGCATTCTCTGAAGTTACTGAAATCCCAAGTGCAGATAATCCAACGATTTTAGTAGATGATGCAACCATGGTTTTCGGCACAATAACCTCGGACCATTTATTATTCCTCTTATAGATTAACTTTATCTGTTCTTCTCCGGTCTCCAGATTCTTCATTCGTTCAATCGGAAGTATAGGATGATAACAGGCTATAATGTCCGGCGATCCTGGATTTGTATTTGATATTCTGATTCCATCATCATCCGCCACCCAGTTGAGACATTTCATTCTGTCATATTCACAATCAGAGAAATTAGTCCACTGGTCCAGCATAGACAACGTCCTATTGCTTTTCTCTTCCTTAATCATCTGCTTCTGTACTTTTGTGTAAGCTTTAAGCAAATCCTCAAATTTTTTCTTTACGCCAAGCTCCTTGGCTCTGTCCAGAAGAGTCAGCGTAAGACGTGCCTTGTATATCTCGTCTTCCTGACTGAATATCTTGTCAAACACTTCTTCGTCCAGAATAGAATCCTTCGTGAGCTTGTTTATCATTTCCACTTTTAATCACCTTCTTCCAGCCCTGTTATGAATCCATGGTGATATAGTTCAAGTTGTAACCTGTTCCACGCCTCACACCATCCGTCAGACAATGGTTTCACCCTGTCAAGGATAGCCCGGTAGAAATCTATATCAGACAAGCATTCTTGCAGCTCAACCTTTTTCTTCTGTTCTTCCTTCTGCCGCATTTCCATCTGCTTCTGATGGTGATATATTGCCATTCTGGAAGAGAAATTTGGCTTCTGGTAAGTTCCCCCAAGTACGGTAAAAGCTGTCTTAAAATCGCAATTATCCATGTTCTGGACGAATGTAAATATGTCACCTGTTGCACCACAACCGAAACAATAATAGCTGTCTTTGTAGATTTTCATGGATGCAGTACGGTCACCACTATGAAAAGGGCACTTTATAAATCCTGCTCTGTTTGGAACCATGCCATATCTGTTCAGAACGTCCCTCATGCTATTCTGCTGTTTAATTGTTTCTTTATCCATTTGACAGAATCTCCAAAATTCTTTTGCCGGTGTCTTTCTTGTCGCAAAACAGAAATTCAACACCATACTTGCGCTGCATCGTGCAAAGAATCTTATATAGGACATCTCCATGCATAACTTTCTGTTCCTGTTCTACCCAGATACCATTCTTTTTAACTCTTTTCTTTGCCCGGGAATTCTCCCACCAGAGAACATCATCCAGTTTTTCAATTCCTTTTCCGTGCTCACACAGGAACACAAGTTTTATTCCTGCTTCGTTTGCCCGGATGATCTCGGCACGAAATCTTTCATGCTGCTGGCACACATTGCCACATAATTCAGAGAGATTTTGCTTTCGGTCAACAACCAGTCGAGGGTTGTCATAATTCATGTAATCCCCAACATAGAGCTTCGACACAAACCATTTTTCTCCTGCTGCATCAAATGCTTTCTTAATGCCATCAATAACTTTTTGATGTTCTCTACTGTCAATTTGTATCATGCGAACGGCATCTCCTCGTCAATTCCATCTGGAATGCTCATAAATCCGTCTGGGTCTGTTTCTGGATGTGGCGTCTCTGACTTCTGCTGACTCTGATTAGAACCTTTGCTTTCACCAAACTCAATTTCTTCCACAACAATGTCCGTTGTGTACACCTTCTGTCCGTCACGATTGGTGTAACTGCCGGTCTGGATTCTTCCAGATAAGTCCGCTTTCATTCCTTTAGAAAAATATTTCTCGATAAATTCTGCCGACTTTCCGAAAGCGATACAATTCAGAAAATCTGCTTTCTGATCAGAACCCTCTTTCACGAATCTTCTGTTTACTGCAATAGAAAACCTTGCAATAGATGTTCCATCATTGGTGTACTTGATTTCTGGATCACGTGTAAATCTTCCTGTAAGAATTACTTTATTCATGCTGTTGCTCCTTTTTCTGTATGCTGTTTGTCATAGTCAATTAACATCTTCAGACATTTCTGACCCTTTTCCTTGGTAAGAGACTTAATATCGTTTACCTTAAAACGAGTTTTAATCTGTTCCAAAAGCTTAGCTTCCGGGTACTTGTCAATAATATTTTTAATTGACATAGTAGTCTCGGAACTAATCATCTCGGTTTCTTTTGCCGATTCTGCTTTCCTGCCGGACGTTTTTTCTTTCTCTCCTGTATTAGTGGAATCACTGTCTTTGTTATCATCAATGCAGAACAGTCCATTCAAAGCGTATTTTCTGGCATAAGATGAAGCTGCACCTGTCACCTGTGAAGAATCCATGCCTTTCTTAGACTCTTCTTCCCTTGCATAAGCAACGGTTGTAATCTCGCCGGTATCTTCGCAGTCGTTCAGATGAGCTTCTGCTCTGACATATATTCTGTCTCCGACAACTTCCATCCGATCTGTGACACTTAACACAGTCTTTGTTTCTGCCAGAAGTGGCTTTACAGCTTCCAGAATATCCTCACAGCTCCTGTATTTGTATTTCCCGAAGGAATTGTACTGCCTTTTAGGGGCTCTCAGTTTTGACTGAATAATCCCTAACTTCTCATATATATTCACTTCTATTCCTCCTTGTCATAAACCACATGTTTGCTGCCCTCAATAATCAGCAAGCTTGCAATATCTTTCATTGATAAGGTTGATTCGTTATAGATTTCAACCAGTGCATTGTAAGCACCTGTTGATACTTTCACAACCGGGTTATCCTTATCGGTTGCCGGTTGCTTCTTCCTTGCCGGAATACGGATTTCAAATTCGCTCATTAGCGTCCTCCTCTTCTGATAAAGCGAATAACGCATCTAAGCGTTCGCCCATATTCATTTCTGAACCAAAATAAACTAAATCATTGTATTTCTCTTCATTTTCCAATGTTATCTTCATGCCAATTATTTCTATTATTGTTTTGCTGATTTTGGGGCTGATATCACATATTACTGGCACTTCCTCAAAATCTTCATCTTCTCTACAATTTTCAGGACAAAATGAAAGCTCGATTTTTATTCCATTGTAAACATTACTAACTGTAAAATTCTTTCTTGAAGAAAATTCATTATAGGCTTTCATAGCTGAATCTTCTGCTTCTAAAAGCATTCTGACAATCTTTCTCTTATCCATTGATACTTTCCTCCTTATACGATTTCTGAGTCGTTAAAAGCCCATTTAGAGCCTGTACATAGTTCGCCAATGTTCTTGCCTTGTATGATTCTTCAATGGGATTATCCGGGACTGTGGCAAGTTGTATGTCGATTAATCTCAACACTTCCTGAATGCGTTCATCCATACTTACACCGCCTTAAAAAAGCAATAAAGGTTATCTGATGCATCTCCGAACTTCTCTCCGTCGATATCTTCGGCTTTGTGGTATTCCACATGGTCAAGAGACATATCGCAGTTTTCATAATCCAATATGTGATCCCCTCTGGACTGAAGCTCTCTGAGCAATTCGTTAATACATCCTGCTATCTCCAGACTGGGAAGAAGTTTCATAATTGCTATCTGTTTACTCATTTGGACACTTCCCATCTATCAGAAGTTCCAGTAAGAATGCTTTGATTACTTTGAGGCTTTCGCGGCTTGCGTTCTCATAAAATGGGTTAAAAGATACGCTTTGGTACAAATCCCATTTAAATTTGTCTTTGAGAAGGAGAACATCTTCTTCCCTTTTAACCCCTCTTACTCCCAAACCGTAGCCCGAAAAATCAAAGGTGATATTTGCTGTCGGAACTTCGTTCACAACTCTTTTACAAAGTTCATAAATTTCATCAATCTCTTTCTCGAACATCTTCTTATCCTCCTTATTTCCTACTGCCAGTCTGCTTTCATCTGGCGCACCGCCCATGCTGCCGAGATGCCAAAAAAGATGTTCAGCCAAATAGGTATATCCACATATTTCCCGGCAAGCATACAAACAGCAATCAACATATACTCTTTCATTTCATTTCTCCCATAATCCACGCCAGATTGCTTGCTACCAGCGCGGCGGCTGTCACAACCCATGCAGTGAACCATCTTCTTGATTTCTTTTTACTTTTTTCGACAATTTCTGTCGCAAGAATGAACTCAAGTTCGTCCCATGTCGGAACATTTTCACATTTATTTGTGCTATTTCTGCTCATATCGTGCTAATTTCTCCTTTTTGGTATTTACAATTAGCAGATACGAAGTTATAATTAACCTGTACCTACTAAGCGTAGATTAGTAAGTGCAACGCTCCGGTTGGTGGGGCTTCACCGCCGGGGCACTATCACTTTAATGCTTCTTTCCCTCTCCAGACATATCCTGTTTCTTCCCAGAGCTTTCTTGGAGAGATAACAAATTCTATTCTTCCAGAACCTTCTCTGTCGTGAATCACTTTATTCCCACGATACGCCGTACCGATAGGGAACCATCCATAGATGATTCCTGCTCTGACAGATGGCGTAGGAATGCCTGTCATTTTGCTCACGTCTGATACTGTCAGTCGTTCATTTGAGAACTCTGGCATCTGCGGGATACCTGATATGATTCTTGCCACTTCTGCGGCAAACTGATGAACCTGTGCATTCTGCTCTACGTAATTATCAACTGCACTCATATAAACCTCTTTTCTAACTGATACTCATTTGAGCGTTACAGTCACGTATCATCATTACTGTATTGGTGCATGGATGCCAATTTCTGACATATTCCATAGCTTCTTCAAATCTCAGCTTAGGGATGTTATTACGGGCATTTACTGCGAAGTAAATCTTTATATCCCTGTTGCATTCAGCAAATACTTTCTTGCCAATTTCCTTGTAAGCATTTGACTCTTTCCCACCAAGGTGAGCAATTACGACACTTGACACTAAGTCTCTAATAGATTCCTGCTGTGCGTAGTCAATAGTCATGGTATTTTCAAGCCTGTTAAGCCGCTCTTCGTGGTCTAAGAATCCTGTCGCAATAACCTGTATCTGTTCAACTGTCGTCAGTGGCTTCTGGTATGAGCCTGTCTTTCTGATTGTCGGAAGAACTTCATCCATAACCCATGATTCAAATTTCTCTGCCGATGGAAGTTTCGATTTCATAATCAATCGGTACAAATCTCCCTCATTTATGTATGACATTGACTGAATACCACTAGATGTAGGGGTGTCGCGTTTCACGACTCCCTTGCAATGCCTTGATACGGCATCTCTGGGATTGTTATATCCAAGAGCTTTGGCAACATCAGTGCCAACAAAGTACGGTTTACCGTCAATTTCTGCTGTTCGGATGTCCCCGAACTCTTCTGAATTAAAAATCTGTAATTCGTTCATGTTTCTCCTTTCTAATTTGAATTAACTACTTCTTTCTTATCTGATTTTTTCTCCAGATTATTCTCGGAAAAGCTTTCCGTCTTACCGAGAATATATCCTTTGTCAAATTCTGACATATTAGGAATCGCTTCTTTCAGCTTTTCAACGATTCTTTTTTCTTTTTCTGACATATACGCACCTCTTTTCTTGTGATATACTCCCAGTGGACGGGAGGTGATATTGTGTATCTCAATAAAGAACAATTTAATTTCTTGAAATATCTTTCAAGCAAAGAAAAAATTGAATATTCTTCTCTTTCGGAAAATGAAATCAAAATTTCCAGTTTTCTCGAAGAAGAAAAATTGATTTCTGTTAATAGAGAATCTTTTCCTAGAATCAATCAAGACGGTCAGGTCAGATATGTAAAAGGAAAAACTCTCTCCATTACGATTTCCGAACAGGGGAAATCTTATATTGCTGAAAGAAAACATGAATTTAAAAAGTTGTTATTGAAAGATGTGGCTATTCCGATTATTGTTTCGATTCTTACCACCCTAGCACTAAACGGATTAAAACTGTTGCCACACTTGCTACAATTGCTGGAATCACATATTCCATAATCGGATGGCGTTTCATGTTTTTACTCCTTTCGCTCTGGCATCTTTAAATCACCTTTTTCACCTGTCAGAACTGCTTTCTTGATTTTGTTTGTCTGGTCTTGCAAATCCCAGATACGATTCCACAGGTCAGAAATTGTTTTGTCGATTTCTTTTTTCTTGCGCTTCACTGTTTTTTTTTCACCTCCTTTGTTGTACTTTGTACACTCTTAATATAATACTATGTACAACTTTTGTCAAGCACTATTTTTGTACATTGTACAATTTTTAATATTTACTTTTTTAATTATGTGGTGTATAATCTTATTTGAAAGGAGGTGTACGAATTGAAAAACAGAATAAAGCAAATAAGAAATTCTAATCCTAATTGGAAGAGTCAAGATTTATTTGCAAGCTTTTTGGGAATACCAAAGGCAAATTTATCCAGTTATGAAACTGGAAGAAGAACTCCTACAGACGCAGTAATTCAATTAATCTGTGAGAAATGTTCTGTAAACGAAGAATGGCTAAGAAATGGAACTGGAGAAATGTTTCAGCCAGAGAATAAAAACGATGAAATTTCTAAGTTGTTCGGAAATGTTCTAAAGTCTAGTGATGATGATTTTAAATACCGTCTCATCAATGCTCTAGCAAAGCTAGATGATTCTGGATGGGATAACTTAGAAAAACTCCTAGACACGATTTACGAAAAGAAATGAGAAAATAGCCAAGGGCAATGCGCAAACCCTTGGCTTTTCTTTTTAACCGATTAATGTTTTTATGAAAATGTATATTGACCTCAGCCAACATCTGTTTTCTATCTTTTGTATCATTTCAATAATTTCTTTCTTATAATCCATAATAGCCCTCCCTGTCGCAACTACCGCCTACATTACAGTATATGCCCGGCTGTGGGAAATAGAACCGAACATTCGTTCTCTTTTGCTATTATACCACCTATTCCGACTCTTGGCAACTGCCAATGATATACATGAACTCTCACTATTTTATAGAAAAAAACATTTCTTTTTCATTTAAATCACTCTATTTCGTTCTAAATCTTTACAATATGCTCTTAAAATGATAAAATAAAAATACCACATATAACCGTACTTTACATAATATTGCAAAATCAGCGGTACAAAATACATAATCCGCATGAAAAGTGCGAAGTGTGGCGAATAAAGCTATTAGGAGGAGCAATTCTATGAGTAAGAAAAAGGGCGGAAAACTTAAATGGGTAGTTTTAGCAGTTGTCGCTGTTGGTATTATTGGTGCCGTTGGTGGAAATTCGGATTCAAACACCACGTCTTCTTCCAGTACATCCGCAAAGACGGAATCTGCAAAAGAAGTTGATACGCCTACACCAATTGAATACACAGCCGTATCAGTCAATGATATGATGTCCGATCTTGACAGCAATGCAATGGGTGCATCTGATAAATACAAAGGCAAATATCTTGAGATCACCGGAAAGCTCAGCAACATTGATGCAGCCGGAAAATATATTGACCTTATGGCTGATGGAGATTTTGAGATTATCGGAGTCCAGTGTTATATCAAAAACGACGACCAAAAATCCAAAATAGCATCCATGTCAAAGGGAGACACCGTTACTTTAAAAGGAAAATGCACAGACGTTGGAGAAGTTCTTGGATATTCTCTTGACATTGAAGAAATAGAATAAAATAAAAAACTGCCCCGGCATTGGCGTACCGGGACGGCGTTTATACATCTCCGAAGAGATGCTATACTCTGGTCAAAACATATTGTATCATCTTCGGAGCAGTCGAACAAGACAGAAAATTTGTTCGGCTGTTATTTTTATACCTAAAACAGCTATAAAGAAAAGAGGAATAAAAATGGCGAAGAAAAGAAAGAAATATCCAAAATTGCCGAATAACTTTGGCTCTATCCGGTATCTTGGCAAGAACCGGAGAAATTGTTTTGCGGTACATCCGCCAGCTACACTGGACGCAACAGGGAAAGCAGTTCGACCGCCCGCGATCTGCTACGTAGACGACTGGATTAAAGGATTTACTGTACTGACCGCATACAAAGCCGGCACGTATCAACCCGGGATGGAACGGGATCTTGAGGTATCCCCTACAACCGACATAGATGCTCTTATAAGCCGCTTGATTGCTGACTACAATACAATCAAGGGTGTCGAGGATAAACACCCGGAAATCAAGAAATTGACGTTCTCAGAGGTATATGAGAAGTTTTACGTATGGAAGTTTCCGGAGGGTTCAAAACTTTCTTATAGTTCAAAGATAGCTTACCAGACCGCTTACTCAAATTGCACAGCTTTGTATAACCGTATCTTTGAGGATTTAAAAGCGCCTGATCTGCAAAAGGTAATTGATGACTGCCCGTTAAAGCGTCAGAGTCTTATGGCAATTCTTACACTGTTCAAGCAGATGTATAAATATGCCGTTTACTCAGAAATTGTAACGGAAAACAAGGCGTTATATGTCCATGTCAATGCTGATAATGACACCGAACATGGAACTCCCTTTTCTGATCAGGAAATGCAAGTGCTGTGGAATAATGCCAACGATCCAGAAGTGCAGCTCATTCTTATTATGTGTTACTCCGGCTGGAGAATCGGTGAAGTGTTAAAACTTACAACCAACTTAGAAGAAGGATACTTTCAAGGCGGCATCAAAACAAAAGCCGGTAAAAACAGAATTGTCCCGATACATCCCGCTATATACCATTTTGTCGAACAGAAAGTGCTGACACAAGATGGAAAACTATGCGTATATACTCAGCAGCATCACAGAAAAGCGCTGTTCTATCCTACACTGGAACGCTTAGGAATCGTCGGTAATCCGAAACACACGCCGCATGACTGCCGACACACCTTTTCTGCGCTGTGCGAAAAATACGGCGTCCGGGAGAACGATCGTAAGAGAATGCTCGGCCATTCATTCGGCGGTGATGTTACAAATGCCGTTTACGGTCACCGGACATTGGAAGAACTCCGTACAGAGATTGAGAAAATAAAAGTCCCATTTGTGACTAACTGTGACTAACGGAATCTTATTTTATCAATTTTATTCATCACAATTCAGAACATAAAAACGCGTGAAACCCTTGTAAAATCAACATTTTCAGCGATTTTACAAGGAATTCACTCATTTTATTTTCATTATTCTAATTGTATTCAATCAGGATATTAATTAGAACTATGCAAATGTCAGAAAGTCCTTTAAATACAGTACTTTAGAGGATATTTAATTAGGAAACGATTTTTTTGTTTGTGACTAACGTGTGTCCAACGAACTAATAGGATTTATAAAACGAAATGATACAATATGTTATAAGAAGCATGATTCCCGGGGGTACTATCCCCGGGAATTTTTATTTATGAATTTCTGAAATTCTGGTAAATACACCTTTTGGTACAAACTCAAACACGAATCCCTCGTCGTTCGGATATGGGATTCTGACAAAATACCATTTCAATCCCGAACTGTCAGTTTCTGTGTACTTCATTACCTCTACAACTGCACCTTTTTTCAGCTTTGGAAACAGTTTAGATGGGCTATTTTTGTTTGATTTTGCATAACATTTTGTATCTTTTTTAATCTGTGCAATGTAGGCTCTGGTGTTCTGTTTTTTGACTGTATCCGAGTCTGAAACTGGCGTTGTATCTTTGACTAAACTGTAGTTTGGAGTGCAGAATTTTGTTCCAGGCATCTGACTGTTAAGATAACTCTTTGCGCAGACACCGCCACCATTTGCAATAATTCCAGATGCACCAGAAGTATTTCCCTCGATAGTATAGAACCTGTCTCCAATCACGGCTGTTACTATACCGGTATGAGTAAATGTTCCGTTACGGTAAAAGATTACGATATCACCAATCTTTGGATTAGCATTCTTTGTAAACAGATTGCCAAGTGTCGGACAGTACACATAAGGCCAGTGTTTTAAGAGTTCCTTTGCTTTCTCCTGTCCAAAAGCTTTCATGAAGCACCAACTCACAAAGCCGGCACACCATGGCTGTCCTTGATAAGATGGCTTTACATCTCTCCAGTATTTTGTATAATTATTTTCTCCGGCGTTTGCCGTCTTGCTATCAAGTTGGCTATTGCTTGCCTTTTCGAGATATCCAATTTCATTCTTTGCGATCTGGATTAATTTGTCAATTGCGTTCATACCTGTTTCCCCACTTTCTGGAAAATATGTCTTTAATGCGTTATAAACAAACTTCTGTCTACTCTTATATGCCCCGACCTGGTTCCCTGTATCGGTCTGGCAGGCTGCATAGAGATTGTCGAGTGTATATGGTTTCTTAGTCTTTGCCAGAATCCTCGTTACTGCCCATAGTCCACCTTGATGCCTAAAGTTCACACACATAGCTTGTCCTCTAGCGTCCGTAACGCCCTGTTTAAAGGCTTCATCTACATAGGTGGCTAATTGTTCGTCCATAAGGCTATCTTGGCATTTAACACCGGTTTTGGACGATATGAGCCGTACGATTAAATTTGCAAACTGGCTGTTTCTGGAAATGTTAAAACAAGACCAGTCTGCCTCCTGCACCTGCTCCCATAATCCGATACTGTCCAGTCTGTCCCATTGTGCCGTATCTGCGTCATGAATCCGTTTCAAAAGCGTTTGTGCTTCGGTTGCGTACCACTGTCCCGCCCCGATTGTGATTGCGTGTTCTTCAGAAGAATTGGTGTAGGCTTCCGTGAAGTCCGAATAATCCTGCTGTCCGTAAACCTGTTCGCCAGTTTCGACCGCATAAATAATTTTCCTGAGAACTACTTTTTGATTATTTGTCATACAAAAATCCTCTCAAATTTTTCCTGCGTGCATAACGTTTACTGTAGTGAACCTGCTCTTTCTACCGTCCCATCCTCATTCAGCACATAGTCATCTTTTTTCAACTTTTCAATCACCTTTGCATTCCACAGCTCAGGAACATCTGTCCATTTTTTCAGCCCATTGATTACTCGTTCTTCGAAAAATTTAACCATTGTTTCCACCTCCAATGCCTGCAACTAAAGTAGCCAGTTCATCAAGTGCCGAATCATGCGTTGATACAAGTTCAGCCAGACTGTCAATACCATCACCATTAATTAGAATTTTACGATTAGATTCCGCATTAAGCATCTGCATCACCGAGTCAAGCTTTTCAGACATCTCATTCAGCCTGTTTGAAACCCGATTGATTGCTTTATAAATATTTGCAATTTCCTTTTTATCCATATGCACCTCCTGTTCTTAGCCATTCAGCTATAAATAATTCATTAATTTACTAGGATTTTAGAAACATAAGCAAGGGGCGAGGCTCCTTTCTTGACTGGCATCGGCGATGTTCGTATTCCCTGCCTCATTCACAACACAGAAGGACTCATTGGCACTGCGGCAAGGCGAACGCTCCCACCAAATCCCAGACGCATAATAATTGCTAGCTCGTGGGCTTTTATACCTGTTTGCGGTCGCATTCTTAAAGTATTGATACTGTGTTCCTTCACCTCCAAAAGAATATGGAATGTTACCAAAAATTTCGATTTCAGATAGTAAGAACGCATAATCGTTTGAAGTCTTGATTGTACTACTCTGACCTCCCACAGATGTCAGCTTTTTAACCTGTTTCATCATGCTTTGGACATAAGCAGGTAAACATTTCTTGTACACATTATTACACCATGTACGTCTTTCACAACCTTCCCAACCGCCGCTATTCATATCTGAGCTATTCATATAACCACATTCATGAGATGCATTGAGAGAATTGTTATATTCTGTCGTAGTGTCTAAATACAGCAGGCGTTCCGTCTGAATTGTAATAGCGGCTTTGGCCTTGCCATTGATAGCAGTTACCAAGTCGTCATGTTCAATTCCGATGATCACATAAGCATAATCATTTGCTTTGTGTGACTCACTCACGCCTGTTGCATCCATAGCATTGTGATGGATGGTTCTCTTGTCGCCAACCGCCCAATATTCGCCAATATTGATTTTACCTGCGTAGTGCGCTTTAATCATCCTTGCTATTTCAGCATCCGTTCCGTCAGCGAATGTGACAATCTTCAATTCCCCTGGTTCACCGAGAAGTCTGTTTCCTGTATCGTAGTTGTATACGCCATCAGTGTTGTATGGGAACAGCACGAAGTAATATTGTTTGTCGCTTGTTAACCCTGTGACTGTATAGCCTGTGGTTTTGTATTTATCTCGAACCGTATTATCAACCACAAGCGTTCCGTCATCTGGATTTGCAGGATAGCCCGTTTCTTTCATTACAAGTTTTGTGCCAGCCCATGTAGAAAATGTTGAGCCACTGATTACCGTGTTTTCAGGGTCTTGCCATTTAATTGTGACAGATGTGTTTGCATTATTAATTGTTGGGTTGTTTACGGGTTTAGGGGTAACGGTCACGCCTCCGCCTTTTGCGTGGAGTGTTCCGTCTTCGTCTATGAATGTTGTCTTACCGTCGGGCTTAACCTTGCCAAGAGTTTCAGTTGTAGCAATCGGGACAGTCGCATCACTTCCCCTGTCTCCTTTTGGCCCTTTTATGTTGACTGTTTCGGGATTGGTGATTCCATCTGTGTTGCTCCAGCTTATATTTCCATCGGTGTCCACACTTGGGACGAATGTAGTGCCCTTGTCTCCTTTAGGCCCGGCATCCCCAGCCTCTCCCTTTTCTCCTCGCGGCCCAGTATCTCCTTTTGCGCCCGTATCGCCTTGTGGCCCGGTAATATTTACTGTCTGGGGGTTTTTAAGCCCTCCGTCATTACTCCAACTTATATTCCCTTTGCTGTCTACAACAGGAGTGAATGTGATTCCTCGCGCACCAGTATCTCCTTGCTCGCCTTTTGGACCAACTGGGCCTTGCTCGCCTTGCGGCCCGGTATCGCCTTTTAGACCTTGTGCCCCCTGCTCTCCTTTTTTTCCAGGGTCTCCTTTTACGCCTTGCGGTCCCGGGTCACCCTTTGGGCCTTGTGGACCAATTGGTCCCTGCGGTCCTTGTGGCCCTTGAATCTTGCCGGCATTGTTCCAATTTGTGCCGTCAAAAACCCACATTTCTCCATTTATTAAATACGCGTCGTTCTTCTCTGCGCTCAAGGGGAGGTCTGCCTCAGATTCTTTTGTACCAAGAATATTGAGAGATGTTCCGTCATTTCCTTGTTCGCCCTTTTCTCCTTGTGGACCTTGCGGACCAACTGGGCCAACATCTCCTTTATCACCTTTTGGACCCGGCACTCCTTGAGGCCCTATAACATTCCCAACATTTTCGCTATCACCATCTGAAAATGTTATTGTCAAATTTCCATCTACGTCGATACTGACCGCTGTGACAGAGATACCTCTTAGTGATTCTTTCTGCTCAGGTGTTAGCGATTCAAATGCTACGGTGCCATCCGCGCCCCTTTCTCCCGGATCGCCCTTATCTCCTTTTTCACCTTTGGGACCCTGCGGGCCAGCAGGACCCTCTGCGCCTTTCTCTCCTTTATCTCCTTTTTCGCCTTTTGGACCCTGCGGGCCAACAAATTCTCCGGCATTGACCATCTCTGAAATATCCTCAATGGAACACAATCGTCTTACATCATTAGCCGCAAATGCAATGTATAAGGCTTTGCCAGATGGAACGGACGGGTCATTGCCAAGAATCGCAACAGGCTCTCCGGGGCGAATTTTCGACGTATCAAAATCGGCGTACATACCGCGCCGGAATTGTATTGTATATGTATCGGCCATATTAGACTTACCTCCTTATAAAAGGAAATTATTCCTTATGTAATTCTTTACAGAATCAAGATTTTTCTGCACGCTGTCATCCATCACGAGAAAATTGCCTTTATTGTTCTGACTGATGATACTTCCTGTGCTTTCGTCTACTTCTGAATAGGTATAAGCAATTCGACTTCCTTCTCCAGTGCTAAGATTCATAAAACTTGTTAAAATCTTCTTCATGATATTACCTCCATCTGATTGATAATGCTTAATCTGTCGTTAGTAAGTTCTGATTCATAATCTGGTTCCGAGACCTCTGTTTCTTCTGATTCATAATCTGGTTCCGAGATTTCTATATCTCTTGCGTCTGTATAAGCCGTATCTCCCGGGTCAGTAAATCGCATATGCTCATATTCAGCTTGTCTTGCTTTGATTTCGAACGAAAATTTAAGTCCCGGAGTTCCTTTTACAACAAAATAATTCTGCTCTTTCTCAGCTATCCAGCAGTCGCCCTCTCCTTCTCTTTGCAAGAACACATAATATTTAATGCCGACATTCGCAGATTCCTGAAAGATATCATCTATGTCAATCATACAAGTCCCGTCATCCGATATTACAGATTCACCGATATCTCCAAAGAATGGGGTTGACATTTCATAGCAGTAAAAGAGTTGCTCATCATAGTCTACCGTCGAAACTGATCTTGATTTTGTCCCGCTTACTTTCAACTTCCCTCTGATAGAAGCATCTGCAAGGTCCGTTCCCGTTCCGATGCTATAGAAATGACCACTGGCTTCTACGTGTGTGCCTGCTTTAACTTTTCCTGATGCTGAAACACTGCTCGCTGAAACGCTGCTCGCCGAAACGCTAGTATTAAACGAGGCTGAGCTTGCGTGTACGGTTCCTGTATAAAGATTGATTCCTCTGATTCGCGTTCCATACAACGTCCCGTACCCCGGCACATATACTCCTGTATTCGTCTCTGAATAGATCTCTCCAGTTGAAGCATCTAGTATTACTTCTCCATACGTGCCACTTGCTGAAAGCTTTTTAATTCCAACTTTCCATCCTGCTAATTCGCCTGTGTTAATATAATCGGCATTCATGTACACATTGCCATTTGATAGATACAGACCTTTATTACTACTGTTATCGCTTAGCACATCAATAATCTCTTGTTTAGACATTTTTCCTATGTCGAGATCACTAAGTGCCTTGTCTGTATAGCGATTTGCATTAGATAGTGCTGTCGAAGCTTTATCTTCAGCAACGCTATATATTGTATCACCGTTTGTTAACGCGAATGTGTTAGGTCTGAGCGTAACATTTCCGTAGTTATCAATCGCAAATGTTGATATTCCAGAACTGTTTGTAACATTAATGTTTTTCAAGCTAATCAAATCGGCTGAAATCTGGCCAGACTTAATATAGGAAGCATTTATATACAGATGTCCGTTCTGCATATAAATTCCCTCTTGCTTACCGCTATCCGTTAAAGCGTTAAAAACTCTTTCAAAATTGACAATTTTTTCAGCATCCAGTTCCCGCCAAGCGCCATCAGTCCCAGAAAACATATATACCTGGCTTGTAGAGAAGTTCATGAAAATCGAGCCGTCATGCTTTTTATATTCTTCACTTTTCCACTCAGATGCCGGATAGTTCTGCAATGTTGGTGTATACGTGCCATAATAGTTCGGGATAGTCACATTGCTTTGAACTGTCTCATCCACAACATCCTTGGCAATTTGTTCAATAGTTCTGCTTTTCAGGGTAAAGCTTTCAACTTCTAACGTAACAGCACCCGTGTCAGCATCTATTCTTAATGTCGTATTCCCGTTATTGTCTTTCGCTGTGAAACCTCTTGTATTAATCCACTCTGATTGAATGCCAATGGCGTAAAGAATATTCAGGACAGCATCCCCATTACTGTCAAAGCCCGCTTTCCAAGTCTGGCCTCCGTCCACTGACAAGAAGAATCCATCGGCACTTGTCTTATAGATTACTTTAGAATCAGCAAGTGTAGACTTATCATGCCGGTACGTAATTACGGAACCATCTTCTTGTACTTCCTCTGTATAGAAGAAACCCAGCGTGTTCGCTGCAAGCTCGTTCATTTGTTTGAGCTTTACGTCATAGGCAGATAGTTTCTTCTCTATATCTTTTTTTGACTGCTCTACCGCTGCTTGCTGACCACCAATAAACTCACTTACATCTTCTTCGGCACTCTTTGCACTACAGCTCCATGTTGTTGAGCCACCGAACACAAATTCTACATTAGTTGCAAATGATCTAAAAACACGATTTTTAGTGTCGATAAATTCGACTGAATCGCCGAAAGTGGCGTATCCGTTGGCAATTCCATCACATGAAAAAGGACGCATTCGCAAACCGATTAATTGTTTTCCAATAGCTTCAACGCCTGCCTGCGCATTTCCTGACAGCAGCTGGTTATCAATAGTAATTACATAGCCGTCCTGACCCGACATATATTCGGTTTCATCTTCTACATATTTGACGCCTGTTACAATAACATCGTCTACGTCATATTGTAGATTCTGGATTGAAAATAACGCGTGATAATCATTATTACTTAACGTACCACCATCAATTACAGTCCCTGTCGTCCACGGTTTAAGCGTGCCGCCATCCAGATTATCGCCACCTGTCCAATTTTTTACTGCTCCACCATCGTAAATAGTCGTATTGGTAAATGTCTTATCAAACGTAATAATCCTAAGTAAGTCATTTTCGTCGATTCTTGCATTTCCACCAGCTATCCCGGCACACATTCCGATTACTGTACGGTATGTCGCATTAGATGGCGCTTTCTGAATCTGAAAGTCCGCATTTGGAAACATTGCATCTCCAAGAGTGATTCCACATTGCTGACAGCATTCTGAGAGCAGCTCTTTGACTGTACAAGGAAAAGACAGGTTAGAATCATATGTCTTATCGGCGTTGTGCATTTTATCTAAGAGAGAAAGACTTATTTCACTCGCTGTTGCAGGCTTTTTCGATACAATATAAGTACCTCTCTTTATAGTTTCTATCCTGTCGGATAACTGCACATTGAGAAAGATAACAAACCTTGCGGCATTAAAATTATATCCGTCAAAGTGCCCGTCATCATTTACTAATGATAAGCTTGCCGTTTTTTCGATTGCCACGCCCACTGGGAAGTCCCCAGAATCTGCTGAATCTACGAGACTATTTCCAGACAAGTAAAAGTCTTTTTTGCCTAATTTAAGAGTTGTACCATTTGACAATGTAACATTTGCTGTCACGTAATAATTTCTGTTTATAAGAGATTCTTTTTTTAACTGAGTAGATACATTTATCAAATCGGCTCAATCCTCCTTACATTAATAGACAAATCCGTCCACTTTTCTTCCCCATCTTTCAGAGTTTGCGCAGCCATGTTGAAATTTGATGCGTAGAATGTTCTGTCTACCCATCTTCCCGGAATAGTTGGGTCTTTGTGGTGGAATGTGAATTGACTTTTGTTAAGTACAGTATTTAGTATGGTTGCTATTTCAGCCCACGTAAGTTCACCCCATTGCATGTCATACCCGCCAATTGTCCCCATTGGTGTATTATGCATAATCAAATCCTGACTTCTTTTAGAGTCTTCCGTAGAAGTGGTTGCGAACACCGGCTTATAACTGTCCGGTGCTCTTATAACAACATTGTCTATTTTAAACTGTTCCTGCGCCATATTCTTCTCCTTATGCTAACTCAAATGGGTTCTTCCCGTTCCGGTTTCTTCTCATTTCAGCTTCACTGATAATAATATCTAACAGTTTTCTGCCAGATGCATTAACTGTAACATTGTAGGTATTTCCATCTCCCTGCCCTTTTCCTGACTCTTCCCGGACGATCTGCCGTAATAAGCTTTCCGGTGCTTCCAGGTTATTTCCTTTCTTTTGATCTCCTAATACCGCAAGGAATTCTGACCTTGGTGGAATAACTGCACCACTGGCCAGATACGGGATAGTTCCGATACGCGGAAATGTTGCATGAAATCCGATAGTCTTTGAGCCAAACGGTGTTGGAACAGTCCAGGGTCCAAAGGAAAATGCAGATTCAATTCCGCCAATTGCATTATTAATCATCCCAACTGCATTATTAACAATGCTGATTGCCTGATTAATCGGCCTTTTAATAAAATTCACAATGCCTTCAAATGCAGATTTGACTGCATCTCTGGCAGCATTAAACTTATTAGTGATAGTATCTTTTATTGCTCCTACTTTGGCAAATATAAACGTGGCGGCATTCTTCAATGTTTGAGTTGCCTCACTCCACGTGCTCTTCCATGTATGTGTAACCTTAGCCCTGATTGCATTAACTACTGTGCCGACTGTAGATTTAATAGAATTTAAAATGCTAAAAAGGGTCTTTTTAATCGCATTCCAAACCGTTGATGTTACTGCTTTAATCGCATTCCAAGTAACATTGATAATGCTCTTAATTATGCTCAACGCGCCTTTTGTTACGGCTTTAATTGCGTCCCATGTGCCAGTTACAATATCCTTAATAAGACTCCATGCTCCATCCGCAATCTCTTTTATTCCCTGCCAAGCAAGCTCCCAATCTCCTGTAAAAACTCCCACAAGAAAGTCAATAATTCCGCTCAGTGTATCTGCTACATCACCAATTATTTTAATCAATGATTTTATAACTTTTATTGCTGTGGTTCCTACAACGTCAATTATCTTTGCCACAACCGGAAGCAAATTCGCAATTATCCAGTTGATTAAAGGTACTAATACCGATTCCCACAGAAGCTTCAGAGAATCAATGAGCTTACCGAGAAATGCTTCTATTTTTAGGATAGCATCCCCCAACGGTCCCTCTAACAGCCCTTTGATTTGTTCCGCCAGTCCTTGTAGCACTGGAAGAATGTATGTGTTATATCCAGTTATTAGAGTTTCAAGTATACTTGATAGTCCGTCTGCTATAGAATCAAAGAACGGTTTTACATGTTCATCGTATAATCTTGATACTGCGTCACTAAGGTTTTGAACAACTGTTAAGACCCCACTTGTTACGGTTTCTATTACTCCGAGGCTACCCTCGATTGCTGACTTTAAAATGTCCTTGTTGTCGATAAAAGGCTGTGCAATCATGTTAAGGATATCTCTGCCAAGTTTTGCAGCCGTTTCTGTGACGGTCATTCCAATTTCAGCAAAAATCCCAATTAAATCTGCTGTGATCTGCTGCGCGGTTTCTCCACCAAAAACTGAGAAAACATCTGCGAAAGCAACTGCAAGATTTCCTGCGATTTGTGAAATTTCAGCACCGATGTTGAACATATCTATCAGATAGTTCTTTATTCTTTGCGTGTTCTGCTTTAAAAATTTTTCAATTCCGCCTATAATGTTTTGCGCAATTGTCAATCCGATTCTGGCAAATGAGCCAGCAACTTGTCCAATTGCATATGCAAATGAATCTAAGAACTTATTTGCCGCCTTAACAACTTCTGGATCAGTGAAGATATCCTTTAAAGATTTCCATATGGAATCAAGATCCTTTTTTATTCCGTCAAAAATCGGCTCGTAATCTCCTAATCCATCCCAGAATCCTTTTGCAATTAACTTAGCCAGCTGTTTAAATCTGTCGATTATCTTTTTTAGCGGTTTTGACATTTTATCAAGAACTGTCTCGCCCTCTGCCAACTTTCCGTAATCAACATTTTGCACAACATCTTTCATTTGATCTAAAAGGCCGCCAGTTGCGCTCGGTGCTTTTGAAGATGAATCCGTACTTTTGTCCGTTGAATAATTATTTATTTCATCTAAAGGACTAAGATATCCCTTTGCTGCCTTAGTGGCTTTCTTAGTTGTATCCGCTGTGTCATTTGTTGCGCCTGCCAGCTTTTCAGCATTATCGGCAGCTTCTCCGTATTGATCGGCTGTGTCGGCTATTGCATCCGTTCCGGCAAGGCCTGCGCCACTCGCGCCTGTTTGTCCAGAAGACTTCTTTCCGGTGATTAACTCCGTAAATGACTTGAAGGCATTTGCCAGAGTTGCTAACTTACCGAGTAAGATATTGATAACTTTCAGAACAGGAGTAAAGAGGTTGATTAATCCCTGTCCGACTGTTGCTTTGAGAGATTGCAGCTGTAACTGCATCACTCGCACCTGGTTCGCCCAGCTGTCAGAAGTACGAATAAAGTCACCAGATGCAGCAGACAACTGTTTCTGCACAAAAGCCAGACGCAGAGCTACTTTCTCCTGCTCGGTCATGGCGGATGTGGTTTTTCCATAGCCGTTTGCCAGTGCGTACTGGTCTAGTGCTGACTGGGTCATTACCACGCCGAGGTCCTTGAGTGTTTCCGTTTCTCCCGTAAACACTGATTTCAGCTTAATATAAGCCAAGTCTTGACTGATGTTATAAAATGATGCCACATCACCAGTTAGCTGTGTCAGAGCCGTTGACATATCGTAAGCCTGCTGCTCTGAGAATCCGAACGACTTAGACATTGCTCCGAACGTACCAACATATTGTTTTGCCATCGTCTCTGACAGCCCGGCTGAGGTCATAGCGTTCTTTGCGAATTCATTAACCTTATCCGACATGGTGGTAAATGTGACATCGACCACGTTCTGCACTTCTGACAGATTAGAACCAAGTTCTACGCACTCTTTCCCAAACTGGGCCAGTTTCCCAATTGCAAATGCTCCGCCAATCAATACGCCTATTTTTTTTACTACGCTGCCAAGTCCGTTAAAAGACTGTCTGATTGCTGATACGCCGTTTTGCACGCCTGATGTGTCCATTCTGGTATCAATAATGACTGAGCCATCAGCAGCCATGTGTCCACCTCCTAACTATTTGAGGTTCAACATCTCATTCAGCTTATCTTTATAAGCTTGCTCCTCATCGCTGAGACGTGTTTTTATATCAATAATGTTCTTATTCTCCTGATAGAATTTCTTTTCCCATTTATCGAGCTTTTCACCCTTTGCTTTTTTTGAACGGATTCCAACGACCGTATTAAATAAGCATTCACCGGATTCCATAAAGTATCCGAAAAACGTCCACCAGTGCATGTATGGCACTGCTCTGATTTCTTTACCAGCAACCTTGTTTACTGCTGGAACAATCATGTCTCCATCCTGTTCCCAGTCCATCAAACGTGGTTTAGGCTTATTCGGACTATCGTCAACTTGACCACAATCAATAAACTCACAAGCTTTCTGACAAGCTTCAGATAAGTGTTCCGGCGGTATACTCTGCCAATCCTCGAACAGAATCTGCAACATAACAACTGCTTTTGCCTGCTCGTCTAATTCCGGGTCGTTCATGGCAATTAGAATGTCAATAATCGCGCGAAAATCTGTTCTGATAGAAAAATCCACCTCACCGATTTTTAGTGAGGTGGGTAACTCATAGGCGGTCATTTTATATACTTCTCCGTGTACTTATTAGCTGCTGCCTGCATTTTCTTCTTTCTCTTTTCAATTACCGGTGCAATTGTTTCTGCAATCTTATCCAGAACAATGTAAGCGAAAATCTGACCATTTCCAAATACAGTAGTTGCTGTGATTGGCTCTTTGAACAGGTCTCTGGACGCTTCATATCCGAGTAGATAGTTGATTTTGTCTTCGATCTGTTTGTTCAGCTCCGCCATTTCTTTACCTGATGTGGCTTTCTGAATAGAATCTTCGAACTGTTTAAAGTATTCTATTACTTCTTCCGCACGTGCTACGACATTGATATCGGTTGGATTAAGCTTGAAAGAAGAAAAAACTTCGTCTTCGTTATTCGTGAATGTGAAATTAAGAATTCCATCATCAATATTTGTGTTAATTGTCTTTGCCATTTTCTACGCCCTCCTAAAGATTATTCGCTGTCAGCTGTAAATGAGCCGGAAGTAATGTCAAATTTACCTTTGACGCGCTCTCCAACGTAATTAACTGTGAACGGAATCTGATAGCCGGATGTATCACCGCCGTAGGAAGTCGGCACAACATGACAATCCTGCTTGTATGCTTCGTATTTACCGGCTGTTGCTTCTTTCCAGAGATGTACTTCAACTGCACTTGTTTTCAAATTATCGTCTTTAAGACGTTCATCAACGATCTGCTGAAGCTTTTCGAACAGGTCTGATGTGGCATCTGCATAGAATGGATCAGCATCAGAAGAAGCTTCGTAGCCATTGTGCTTAAATGTGGATTCTCCGAGAATGTTTTTAGATGTTTCAGTATCTGGATTGAGGTCGATATTGTACTCTTCCAGATCTTTTCCGAGACGCTCATATTTTGGTGTCAGTCCTCCACAAAGAGAACCAGAATCAATGTAATGAGCCATATATTTACGATCAATTTTTCCTGTAACTGGCATAGAAATGTCCTTTCTGCCTATAACTTTTAAAGGCTGTGTAGGTTAGCGACTATCTCCGATTGATAGCCGGTTGTTACTTGTTATATTACTTCGTAATTATTTTCGTAGCGTACTGATAATGGCAATAGCCAATCCTGCACACCGCTCTCCTGTGGTTCTAAACCATAAGAGTTGTCACGAGTGATACGTTTTATTACTCTTCCTTGCGAAAGCTTAGGAAACGCATTTAAGTGTGTCTCAGAGCCATTTATAATAACTGGTTCTCGACATATCCATTTACCGAGATTGTCCAGAAACTTCTGAACAGATAACTTCTGCCGTTCTTTGTCGGATGCTGTTCGGTACACTACATAAAATGGGTACTGGCATACCTGATGCATTACTCCACATACATCTTCTTTTTCCGAATAGACTAAAGCTCCGTTGTCTGCTGAGAAAGCGATTCCGGATTCTTTACCGAGTTCCTCAAATTTGATTGTTTCATTTTCGTATAGCCCTGGATACTGGTTCAAAAGTGCTTTCATGGCATCTGTCAGAATCTCATATCCAGTTGCATCTTTTCCGATAGGTTTATCCGCCATGTCTGCCACCTCCTGCCTGTGCTTTTACTTTACGAATCCATGTGCTACCGTATTGTCGTTTAGCAGCATCAAACCACTTTGCCTGCGCCTGTGGGTGAGCTTGTTTGGTGTATTCAAGATTTTCCTTTGCAGCTGTCTGACCAGAAAACTGACTAACAAGAACTTTCTTTGCGTACTGTCGAGCATAAGGACTTCCAGTCAGTTCATCCACCATCGTTTTTCCCATATAGAGGAATCTACCGTAAGGTGCCGCCGCCGCACAAACAAATCCTGTGCCTTGCATAGATGAACTTTTTGCCCTTGTCTCGTTAATGAAATCTCCTGAAATCATCGGCATAAACGGTACCATACTGTCCATAACCATCCCATCAAGGAGATACTGGGCTTCTTGATACTGTCTGGAGAACCTGTCCATATTTAGTTTGATTTTCATATCTCCATCGACTACGGAGAATCCTTTGAAATGATGAATTTTACTCATATTACTTACCCAGAATCTCAAAGTGTGGAATCAGCGTATACGGACCGCCTACACTGGTAATCTTAAACACGTTGTCCTTGTTCTCATTCATGTACTGGTAGAATCCGTTTCGGTAATCACTGTCAATTACCGTTCCGCCAGTCCACTCACCCTCCCAGAAGAATGATTCATCCGAGAATGTAATAGTGTCCTCCAGAGCGTTGTTAATCTGCCTTTTCCACTCTTTAGGCGGCACCCATGGAAGAATCTTGCCGTCTTTGTCAGTAATGGTTATATCGCCGTTCTGGACGGTATATCGGATGTGTAACTGTGCGTTGTCAGTTGCGTCTGGCCCGTACTTTTTAAGGATTGCTCCTTTGTCCGTAATCAGGTCAACGCCAGATAAAACATGAGGATACCAGTACGCATCTCCTGTCGTGGCTGATTCATAATAATCAAAAATCGTCACAGTTTTGCTATACATGATACCCTCTCCTTAATCATTCTTTCTGTACTGTCTGCTTAATAACCTGATTTACTCCGGTTGCTGACAATCCGTTAAACATACCAACCGCAACTGCCGTTATATAGTCCGTTGCCGGGAAATCCGGGATAACTCCCATTCCGACAGCTCCAAGAATTCCGCCAATAACCGCCATGATTACTGGAATCCATTCATCAGAGATTCTTCTTGATGCTTTGCAGCCCATTCCTACGATGTAGCAAATCATAACGATTGCTATGCATGAGCCTAATGTTGAAATGTCCATATAATCACACCCCCGCATATAAAATTGGTATTCCATCATCCGTCCTTACTCCCATCAGAAGCGGTAAAGCTGTCTTTAAGAGTAAATCATTCGTTTTCTGTACATCTCCGGCGGCGGCATACACTGCACTCCACTCTTTTGCACTTGCCCCGATCTGCTGAGGTGTGGCGTAAGAAATGGATTCACTGCCAGAAGATACAGATGTTACAATGCCTGTTGAGATGTTCCCGACATTTATGTCGGTTGCACTTGCTGACGCCTGATTAATAGCATTCTTCTCAGCAAGTTCAATCTGATACATTAATTCAGCCAATGAACAGACCGCCTTTTTAATACGCTTCTGAGAACGTTCGTTCGTTGGCAGTCCGTCCACAAGCCTGTCAAACGTTATTGTATCCACAAAATCACTGGCTCTTTCTGCCAGTCGTGGGAAGTCAGTCCCTGGCACGACTGAACCAAAATATGAAGTTTTATAAAATTCATAATCTGCATAAGCCATGCCAGTTACCTCCCGCGTTTATTATTTTGCTGTTACGCTCGCACTTCCGGCATTCAGTGCCTTGTATGTTCCATCACACTCAACCACTGTGATCTTCTGTCCGGTTGCTGCCCCAATTTCACCTTCTCCGCCCCATGTAGTCCAGTTCCTGAGGTTCTGTCCATACTCAACAGTTACTGCGTTTGATGTAACTTTGTATTTATATACGTTGTTGACATTTTCTTTATCTGGTTTTACGGTAATTTTTGTTTTTCCGGTTGCTGTTCCAGCCGTGGAATTTACTGTCAGAGTACCAAGCACTGGTGTCTCATCAATGGTGATTACTGCAATTGCATCAATGTACTCCGCAAAAAGAGTAAGTCCCATAACTGCAAACGCTTCGGACACTGCTGTGTGGTAGTTGCCCTGTGTATGGAATCCGATCAGGTTTGTCTCGCCAGATACAGTGTATACAAGTCCTGCTCTTGCAAAGTCAGATTCGTTCGGGTCTACATAATACAGAACAATGTTCTCAACAGGAGTAGCAATAACCTGTCCACGTGGGATCTCACTGTCAGATAACAGGAAGATAGTATTGAATCCCATGAAATCTTTCATATACTGAAATCCGAACTGGTTCTGAATAGAAATCTCAGCTGCTCCGAGGTATTCATATACGTCCAGAATGTTCACAAATCCAACAACGCCAGTCACATTTCTGTGCATCTGTTTGAATTTGTTCTCTACACGGCCTTTAGCCATTGCCAGAGCCATCTGGAATGTTGTTTCTGTGGAAGTAAGCGTACCAGTTTTCAGATAGTCGTAAAATCTGCCGGTAACATCAGTCTGAAGCTGGAAAAGGAATTCATCATCGGTCATCTGAACAGCGTTCTCGTAACCGTGATCCTTAATCGCTTCGATAGATACAGCCTTTGCGTACTTCTCGATAGTCATTTCCGCATAGGGTTTTTCTTTTACAACGAATTTGCTGTAAGGGATTTCCTCACCCTCTGCCACTTTTCCACTCTGCAAAGTACCCTCTGCATATTTGGACTTGAGTACAGCACCCGGCTGTTTTTTGATAGGTCTCATGATACCCAGGATATCACGTAAGTGCTGCCAGTTTCTTTCAAATCTGGTGACGAAATCAATCTCACGTGCTGTGACCTGAATATCATTACTCATAATAAGATTAGCTTTTGCTGCCATATAAAGATCCTTTCTACCCATAATTGTTAAGGTATTGGGTTAGCGGCTATACTCTGGTGTATAGTCGGTGTAAAAAATCACTGGAATAACTGGATATTCTGAGCAATTGCAGCCTGTCTCTCGGACGGGTCTTTGATCGCTTCGATATCTTTTTTAGTCATGCTTCCCGGTGTCTGCTGCTGTCCAACGTGAGTGGTAAATCTTGCCTGATTCTGCTGAGCCTGCTGCTGAGATTCATCCACAAAAGCAGATGCGTCAGACTGCTTCATCTGCTCGATCAGATCGTTCAGGCCAAGGATTTTACCGTCTTTCAGTTTAAGACCTGCTTCTTTGATGTCTGCCATGACTGATTTCTTTGCCGCTTCGCTGGAAAACTTAACGTCATCGAGTGCCGCTTTCAGAGCATCCGAGAAATCACGGTCGTAGATTTTTGCATTGAATTCTTTCTCTGCATCTGCCGCTTTCTGTTTCCAAGTCTCTAACTCGCTTTTAATATTTGCCGGGTCGATACCGTCAAAACTTTTTAAGGTTTCTTCTGCTGTCTCAGCACGTACTTTCCAGTCATCACGTTCTCCCTCGACTTTTGACAGAGTTTTTGCAACTTCCTTTGCATTCTTGTAATTCTCAGAGAGTACTTTCTTTACATCTGCCTGTTTATCCTCCGGGATTTCAATTCCAAACGATTTTAAAGTGTCAATAAGTTTCTGCATAACATCCTCCTGGTCGTGTTTATTGACCTGCCGCCGCAGGTAAATGGATTAAGCCAGTTAGACCACTGGCAAGGTAATCGGAAAGGCAGGAATCGAACCTGCGACCTCACATTTACAGTGCGATCTACCACTGAGCTACATTCCATGCCGCCTATAACGGCCAACCCTCTAAAAAGAAACTGGGGTGAATTTCACTTCTTTCGCTATAGCGTAAATCCACCTGAGACATAGACCACCTGTATACAAACAGCTTAACTCTAAGCGGATTAAAGCGGAGCGCCCGGAATCGAACCGGAGACCAGAGTGCGACTCTGTCAGTTTTCCACTAGCGTACATTCCACACAACCCGGATTCCCGGGTTAGCAAGGTGTTTAACGTGTCATGCCTGCCACGAGTTGTTTCGGATATTTATTTCTTTTTTAAAAGAAAAGTATGAATAACAAAAACCTTAATCAAGGAGGTGAGCCATCTTGCGTGCCAGATGGCAAATACGCACGACAGGATTCGAACCTGTTCAACTTTCCGTTAAAGCGTGCGTACCAGCTACTAAATTAAAGGAAGGAGGATTAAAACGAAAATGTCAAAAACAACCGTTTTACTTGTGCTTCCTGCTGCACAATTACATTATAACAGATTTCTTTTAACTACCTCTCTACCACTTTTGTGTTTTTAGAGCATATCACGGAGTTTTTCTACGTATCTCTTGACAAGATCACGTTCTTCCCGGCACTCTGCATCCTTGGACATATCACTCATTTCTGTTGTAAGTTCGTCCAGATGTTCTTCCAATGCGGCGAGCATCTTTCTTTTGCAGTCTTCAGACTTGCCGGAACGATAGCTCTGTTTCTGTGTCATATAGTCGTCATAAGCATCTCGTCCGTCAGAGCGGCTGTAATGTCCTCTAACATAATGCTCACCACGTCTGGCATAAGAGTTACCACGGTCGTAATCTGGCATCATTCTGCCGTCATTTGAGCTGTATCTCCCCATGCTGTCGCGCTTTCTTCCGCGCTCGCTGTAATCGTCATTGTATCCACCACGCATCTCATCAAGGACAGTGTTGTAATACTCCACCTTTTTGTCCCAGTACTGAGTGTTCTTTATGTCTTTGTACATATCAATCAGTTTGTATGTCATTTCCAGATTTCCAGTGGTCAGCCCATTATCAGCAATTTTGGACAGCTCGTCTTCGATTCTTGCGCATAAGTCTTTAATATCTCTCATAATCACACCTCCTACGCTTCTCTGGTCACAACAATGTTCGCGTTCGCAACAGAAATAGCCTGATCGCTTGTGTTTTCTACCGCGATATTAACGCAGTATCCGCGAGGCACATCAATATAGATGCCAGAGGACACATTATTGTACTGATTTACTGCTGCCGGTGTGGAAATCATCTGGGAAGAAAGAACCGGCTCACCAGAGATTGCAATTGCCAGAGAAATAGCTCCGACAGTACCGCCTGTTGGAATTGCGATATTACCAGAAAAATCCACGAAGAATCTCGCTTTACACTGGTTAGTCAGTCCTCTTAGAGTGATGATTCCGCTTCCCTCTCTGTGCTGAATGCAGTTAGAACCCTTAACTGCTGTATTTGAAAATACTACGTTTCCATTTGCTGCTACAGTCTGAGCAGCTACACTTGTAAATTCTGCCATAATTTTTACCCCTTTCATATCACAAAAGGACAGGTCTCAGCCTGCCCCTCTGTGTAATACGGCATAAGCCGACATTCGAATCAATCGAAAGATACTCTCGATATGAAGTTATCAGCAATTGCATCCGGTGTTGCATCCGCATCCACATCCGTAATATGTGTTCGGGTTAGGAACCTGATATGCCGGAATCGGTGCTGGATTGATTGCATTAATGAGCTGCTGTGTCTGAGAAGCCATTGCAGTTGTGAGAAGTGCGCTCTGGCGATCCTGAGATGCAGCACGTCTGAGATCATTATTCTCAGCCTGCAGACTAGAAATCTTTTCATTGCAAAGATAATCTAAAACGGCTCTCGCATTTGCATTCTGGTTATCAATGATGTCTCTTGTGTTACTGTTCATGGTGTTCTGCAATGCACAGGTGTTCTGTGCCATATTGTAGTTCACGCCCTGGATAGCTTCCCGGGTCTCGCAGCAACAGTTCGCAAGCTGAGCCTGTAAAGCATTTGTATTCTGCATGTTTGCTACAGTATCAGCATTGATTGCCTGCTGGATTCCAAAGCCGGTCTGCATGATGTTTGTATTGATTCCGTTAAAACCGGTAAGCATACCGTTATTCATGGCATAGAATCCATCACACAGGCCACTATTGATTCCGTCAAGTTTGCTGATTACTGCGGAATTGTCAAATCCTCTCTGAATGTCTGCCTGAGTAGCTGCTGTGGCTGCATATCCACCGCCATTGCCGTTATTACCCCAGCCGTTGTTTCCCCATCCAAAGAAAGCAAAAATGAATAAAACAATAATCCACCAGCTACCATCTCCGCCAAACATGCCGTCATTATTTCTACCGTTTCCAGTAGCAGCGGCAATATCTGCTAAGCTATAATTTCCATCCATAATATAATCTCCTTTTTGTGTATTTACATCAATCTGGCCAGATTGTAATGTACTATTTCATTCCTTTCAACATGTGTTGAAACTGTCCTGCCATCTGCTGAACCTGATTAAGCTGCTGCTGAGAAATCTTTCCAGACTGCAACATTTTCTCAACTTCTGCTTTCGGGTCTCCCTTAAAATTCTGTTTAAACTGCATAAACTGCTGCATCATCTGCATTGGCCCGTTTCCCTGTGGCATCCCACCACCGAGGGCATTGAATAATGGATTACTCATCTGCGTTTCCTCCCTTGACTGCTGATTCCTGCACGGTATTAGCCCTAACAGGTTCAGAAAAAGAATTTAATCGGTTTATGATAGCTTCGTATTTACCCTTTAAATCGTCGTATTCCTGTCTGGTGACATATTTACTGTCCATGTTCTGAACAGGCTGCTTAGGTGGCATCTGAGTGCCTACTTCATGGTATTCAAACGTCCGTAATGGTTGTGGCATACCAGAAGCGTCTGTAGATTTTATGTAGAACTTTTCGCTCTCTGAATCCATCAGTAAAACACTTGTCCCAGGTGCTACTAGATAGGATTTTGCACCGACTTCGCCAGATACCCACAGGATACCATTGTTATTCTGTTGCGGTTGTTGCGCTGGTTGAACTGGCATCTGGACAGGCTGTTGCTGGAACTGGTTCATCTGTCCCGGAACACCAAAACTATATTGATAAGGATTGTTATATAATGCCATCTTATGCACCGCCTTTCTGATTATATTTTTGCATAGATGTATCAATCTAAAAAGTTCAAAAAAGTATCGAAAAAGTATTGACACACCACCAAATTGGTGGTATTATATAATCATCAAAGGAACGGAGGAAAACAAAATGAAAAAATATAACTTATCAAACATTATGAAAAGAGCATGGGAACTGGTTAAAAAGTCAGCATTAACTATATCCTCCGGTCTTAAGAAAGCATGGGAGGAAGCGAAAACAATGGAACAAAAATTAGTTGAACTCGTCGGAAGTCCAAAACAGATTGCATGGGCTGAAGATATAAGAAAAAACATGATTTCATATTTATCTGCTCTCGTTAGAAAATACGAAGCCGAAGACAGACCTGCTCGTGCAGAAAAAAGAGCTAAAGATATGGAGATTCTTAGCAACATCAAAGAAGCTTCATGGTTTATCAAAAATCGCAGTTATGCCGTATATTCTACAAATTATGATTCAAACGATTTAAGCGAATTAATGGCGAACCGAAATGAAATGAATTTATATGAGCGTATACATAAATATGTCAAAGAGCATTGATAGAAATGAGGACGAAATGTATGTATAGATATAATCAATCTGAATTTGAATCCATGATGGATGAATTAATGCATGATTTCAAGAAAGGCTGTGGAAAATCTGAAGCCGAACTTGATGTAGCTTACAAAATCTTAAATCCCTCTCCTGTCGGTGGGTTTGTCGACAGCCTCGTTAAAATGGATAAAGATTATAGCACGAATCTATGGGAGATCAAGCGAAAACAGATCAAAAGTTTTATACCTGAATGCGACGGATACCAGTTAGACGATATCGTGGCCTATTGCCGTGCGAAATTCTTTAAAGAAGAAGTCGATCGTATCATATATGATAATTCTATTGCTGAAGAATGTGATGTTTGTGTATATGCGGACGGTACTATATTAAGTCCGGAATGGCCATATTTATGTGCAAAGGTGTATGTCAGCATTACATGGATCGACGAAGGCAAAACCAGTTATACCCGTATTTTCCCATCCGCGGTAGGATTCATGTCTTACAAAACAAAAGGATCTATGGAAGATGATCTGAAGCAAAAAGAAAATATGTCCACTATGGAAATGCGTGAACACTTAAAGATATCCCGAGCAGAATTCTCAAGGAGGTACAACATACCGGTTAGAACGCTCGAAAACTGGGAATCCGGAAAAAGCAAATGTCCGGATTATGTGAGACAGCTGTTAGAGCGAGCTGTCTTGGAAGATTGTGAGAAATAAAAAAGGAGAGGGTAGAAATATCCTCTCCATATTTTTAACACACTTTAATTATTTTATTATTCACCCTCCGGCTTAATCGTTTCGCCGTAGATATGCTCACGTTCATTTTCTCAGCACAATATTCAAGCGTATATTCCTTACATCTCAGCCGGAACAGTCTTTCTTCGTCCGGTGTAAAATTACACTCTGCCAAGAACCTGTCTATATCTTTCTTTGTGAACACATATAATTTCATGAGCATACCCCTTACTAATGCTAACGCTGATTCTGTGCAAGATAATTTGTAAGCTTCTGTTTTGTTTTTTTTAATTCCTCGACGTTATGCCCACTGATCTGGCTGTCCAACATGGTCGACAACACTTCCAGAATTAATGAATCTCGTTCTGCGATTCTCCGAAGGCTTTCATAGTCTCGTCTATCATGTTCTTCCAGTGTCTCTACTCGTTTATTAAGTCGAAACGCCGGTGTAATCCATTTAAAGATTACGGCTGCCGCTCCTCCAATAATAGACACTCCTCCGCAGATAGAGAGGAATATTTGTACAAATTCTGATATGCTCATTTAGTTACTCCTTTTCCCAGTAATATACTGGGATCTCATTACCGCTATTCCATGTATCAAAATATTTTCCCTCTTGTACTGTCACTACATGGCCATCTATGCAGAGAATATATGTACCTGTCGGATGGTCTGTACAAAAGTCATTGACTGTATAGATATATCGCTCTGACTGTTCTATCAGTTTGCGCCTGTATCCATGCTTATAAAGGTACGCGCCCCAGACATAATTTGCACTTGGCATATCTGACAGAGCACACGCCTGTATCATTAATCCGGCGAATACTGTTTCCCAGTCGAAGCCAGTTGCTTTACATATTGCCCGGACAACGCAATCTCCTGTTCTCTTATCCTTAACAGGATTTGGATTGAAATATTCCCATCTATCCATCAGTCAATCCCCTTTGCTGTTTTATAACGTTTTGCCGCTCCTCTGGCTTTAGCAGCGTTCTGACGGTTCCACTTAGCAATCATGAGCCGGTCTTGCAGTTCTCTCAAGTCGTTCTGCTTGCAGTAATCTTTATATGCAGTATTTTGTTTCTGCAAAAGATAAGACTTCCGGTCAAGGTCTTGTTGGAGGGCGAATTTCGCCTTTTCATTCGGTGCATTATCGACTCCTGCTTGCAGTCCAAGAACCTCACGCTTTGTTTTGCGGATTCTTCGCTCGTAAGTACGTTGCCGCTGTTCTTTTTCGTACTGTTTTCCCTTATCGGCTTTATCCTGTGCTGATAGTTCTGCATAAGGATTAAATTCCCCGTCACTTGCCCCAAAGCTATGCCGACAGTTAACTCCTGATAGTCCGCTTGCCGTTCCATATCCGGTCAATGAGAACGGCGGAAATTTCTTGCTCTTGCCAGAACGAGAGTATATCTTTCCTTGCCACCATGAGTGATTGCCTGGATTCTCACCGCCGTCACCTGTTCTCGCTCCGATGTGTGCACTGACCAGAACTAAATCCCAATCCATTTCTTCCATGCGTTTTAGGGATATATCTCCCGTAGCCTGAGCCACACCGGTTCTGACAGAGCGCGCAACCGCTGTTTCAATTGTATCTTTTCTGCCGGATGGATATGTTACTGTAACGCCATTGCTTACAACATTGTTAACTGCTTCTCTAATCGCTTGCGTATACCCAACTGCTCCAGTCATCACATGGTTATATGCAAGGTCACATTGCTCAATATAGAGCCTCTGAGCGGCACTTGCAGTTGTTCGTGTAAAGTTCTTCCACTCTCCCATAGTCGCAAGCATATTTCGCTCCATGAGTCTTATCATAGCTGGCGACTGTTCGAGCGGTACAGGGCTTAATCCTGCCGCCTTGTATATCTTATCATCGTAATTCATTGCAGTGATTCCGGCATCTTCAAACGCTTCAAGAAGTTCCTGTTGTTCGCGTTTGGTATATTTGGATAATTCTGCCAGAATGTCCTCTAGTAGTTCACCGGATTCCTGTAGCGTTCTGATTCTCCACGCATCAGCATTGGTTAGAATATAACCTCTGCCGATTCTTGCCATCATCCGTGACACAATCTCAGAGATGATATACTGATGCAGTTCTTCAGCAATCTGTTCACTGCCCTCTGTTATCCGGTGCAAATATTCTGGACTAAGCATAGTATATCACCTCTTTCAATAAATGTTGTGGTACATGTTTCGAATTTTACTGGTTAACTAAATTCGCCTTTAGTTAATTAACTGTTGTTGTCAACATACACATTTGGAACATCATTATTATTGATGT